TTATAGAAAATTCAGTTCAACAATCGGATCATCTTCCTTTTGTAAGGTAACTGATTTAATGACTTTTCGTATGATGGTTTTTTGTTCATCTTCTGTAAGGTAATCCCATGCCATGCCGACATTTTTAAGAATGTCGAACAAATCCTCATTACTGCTATTTACGGGCTTTGAATCAATTATATCCTCAATACTGTTTTCAATAGCTTCTCTCTGTTCTTCAAGTGTCCTTATTCTACTGCTCACTGACGACGCTTTTAGATCTCCTTCTTGAATAGCCTCATAAAGATTATCCAGGCTTGATGTGATTTTTTTAATTTTCTTCAAGTGATAACAGTGCTGACTCCGTACTGTCTTCGACCTTTAGAGCTTGTTGAGCTTCTTTGATTTTCTCAGGAAAAAGCGATAACGCTTTTAATCGATCAGTCACAAATTTTTCTATATTTTCTCTCCTGTGGTATCCTAATGAGCAGTTATTGTTTCTGTCTTTTCTCCTTACATGCTGATTTTTACAAGCATACAAGTGATATTCATATACTTTCCCATACCTTCTAGTTATTCTTTTTACGTGAACGACGTTTTCACCACATACCCCGCATTTCAGCAAACCAGTAAGTAGATATTCGCCTTTTGGAGAAGAACCTTCTTCACGGTTATGTATCTCCTTTTGAACTGCTTGCCATGTTTTTAAATCGATAATGGGTTCATGGTTACCCTTTATCCAAGTTCCACAATCGTTTAATTCGCCTATATATATTCTTCTGGATAGAATATCCCTAACAACTCCGTGATCTATTACTCGGCTTTTACAACGAGACTGTGCCCATTCAGCTATAGAAAGACGTGATTCACCATCTTTGTATTTATCAAAGATTGCCTTAATTAGCATTGCCTCATCAGGTATAATAATCAACTTTTCTTTTTCTCTGTCCCAATAATATCCTAACGGTTGTCTGCCCCCATACCATTTTCCTTGACGTATTCGTTGTCTCCTCCCGGTTGTGGTTCTTTCTACAATCATATCTCGTTCTAACTGCGCGAACACTGCTAAAATCCCGATCATTGCTTTTCCAAATGGTGTTGTTGTTTCGAATGGTTCGGTTGCTGATTTGAAACCAGTATCATGTTTTTCAAATACTTCTTCCAGAAGATACAATACGTCCCGTTGTTTTCTGCTTAGTCGGTCTAGTTTATATACAACAACAAGATTGATTTTTTGATTTTCTACATGTCGGATTAGCCTATTTAGAGCTGGCCTATCCATATTTGTGCCTGTATACCCGTCATCTATGTATAATTTAAAGTCCGGCCATCCTTGAGATTTACAATAAGCTATCATTTTCTCCTTTTGCGCATCAATTGAGAATCCGTGCTGAGCTTGTTCTTCAGTGGATACGCGAATGTAAATACCTACAACCATTTAATCCACCTCTACATATCAATTAGAATTTTCTTTAGCTTTCCGATAATCTTAAAGGAACAAGATTCGTCATTACCGAAGATGGGGCTGTAGTTAGGATTTTCAGAATGAAGTACCACGATACCTCCATTTTTGAAGATACGTTTTAATACAATTTCCCCATTTAAAAGAACAGCAGCAATTTCTCCTTCTTCAACATCGTCTTGGGCTTGTATTAATAGTAAATCACCATCAAAAATTCGAGCATTTACCATGCTATCTCCATTTGCTTTAATGTAATAGTATTCTCCACTTGATACCCATGTAAGCGGTGTCGCTTCAAACTTCTCGACATTTTCAAGGGACACGACATCTTCATTTGCTAGGACATTCTTAATTACAGGAACCATTGCAACTTCTGAGACCCCCATATAACTCCGACCATTTTCTTCTTCAAAGAGTTTGCTTTTGGGAATGTTGAAATGAGAAGAGATGTTTTCAATTACTCCTGCTCGGGGTAACTTTTTAGCCTTTTCCCAATCTGATACAGTCGATACTCCGACGCCTAATAATTCAGCAAGATCACCTTGCGTCATGTTCCTCTGTTTTCTCAAAGTATGTAAGTTTTTAGCGAATATTTCCTTAAGTTTGCTATCAGTCACAATCCGCACCTCGTTTTTTTATTTACTTATTATTATACCGCTTTAAACGAAATATACAACACTAAAAATGTAAAAAAATTCGCTTAAAACGAAAATATGTGCTTGCAATTCCGCTTTAAGCGTAATACAATGTGAATCAAGGAGGTGATACGAACATGAGTGCTATTCCCGAACGGATGAAAGACACTTTACGATCATTACGAATCAAGTTCGGTTACTCGCAGGAAGAGGCAGCGACACTTTTGAATATAAGCAAAAGAACCTTGCAGCTATGGGAAAAAGATTCTGGGAACATCTCTTATAGCAAGGTTGAGATGATCGAGAAAGTGTATCGAACACCGAGAGACCATATTTTTTTTGGCAAGGAATCCGCTTTTAGCGAAATCATGAAGAGACGAGCAATTTAGAGGGTCGTCCCATCTTCCTAGCATCATAACTATATTTCAGGGAGGGGTGATCATGGATAGAAAACTTTTTCCGCCCGATGTTGAAGAGTATTTGCATAGTATTTGCCTAAATGCAATACTCCGGGCAATTGAAAACGGGACTTATAAACCGCCAGATGATAATGCTGAAATTGAATTATTAGAAGCGAGCAGCTCGTAAGAGTTGCTTTGAGGGACAAGCCCATATAGAAAGGGGAAAGCAGAATGAACAGAGACCGATTCGAATCAACAATACAAGGATGGATGGATAATCAAAAAGAACAAGAGATTGCCATTTATCCAGTAGAGCACAAGGCAGTTTCATTTAATGGAGCCGAGTTGCTTGGGATTAAAGCGAATAACGGAAAAGTCTATGTTGGCGTTCGCTGGGTATGTGATGGATTAGGATTACGTGAGGGGCAGCGAAACAATCAATTATCTAAAATCCAATCAGATATAGTTCTGAAACAAGGGGTACGAAAATTCATACTCCCCACTAAAAGCGGTGAACAAGAGGTACTTGTTTTAGAACTAGATTTCTTACCGATATGGTTAGCCAAAATCAGTCCAAACACATTGGAAGGGGAAGCGAAGGAGAATTTAGTCCAGTATCAATTGAAAGCAAAAGATGTATTGGCAGCAGCCTTCTTGTCGAATGTTTTTAAACCGGAGGATCTAAGTCCTGAGATAAGAGCAATTTTTATACACGATGAAAAGCTTCAGGTTATGGATGGCCGCATTGGAAAGCTTGAAAACACCATGACTATTGACTATGGGCAGCAGCGGTCGTTGCGAAAGCTTGGCAATACAGTAGTAATGGATTTAGTTGGTGGTAAAAACAGCGTCGCATATAAGAAGTTCGCTTCAAAAGCCTTCAATGAGTTATGGAAGCACTATAAGAATACCTTCAACATAGAAAGTTATTGCGACACTCCATCTATAGAGTTCGAGCGTGGCAAGGAAGTTTTGAGGGCTTGGAAGCCTAGTGAAGAATTGCGTTATGCGATTCTAGGGGCTAATACAGAACAATTGGTAAGCAACTAAAACTAATTAACCAAGGAGGATTTGAAATGAAAGCAACTGGTATTGTTCGTAAGATCGATGAATTAGGACGTGTAGTTATTCCAGCGGAGCTTCGCCGCACGATGGGAATCGAAGAAAAGGCCTCGTTGGAGATATTCACGGACGGCAGCCGCATTGTTTTTCAAAAGTATGAACCAGGCTGTACGTTCTGTGGTTGTTCCGATGCCTTGGAAGCATTTAGGGACAAGCCTATTTGCAAGCGGTGCATTCAAGAGTTAGCCAATTAAGAAAGGGGAAATGAACATGAATAGATTATCAGTGAAAGTGGAAATCGAAGGTTTGGAAAGATTGAAGAAGGCTATCGAATCACTTGAATCGGCAGTTAAAGAATATGAAGAAGCTGTAGCGCAAGTTGGAGTAAGAAAAGAAGCTACCACAGTTACGGTAGTAGCTCCAAGAATCTTGAATTATGGAGATATCAGCGATGTTCAATCTCAACTTCTCCAAACGATAGTCCAACAACTTGATCAGTATAAACCGCTAAATAGTGGTAGTTGAATTTGTTTGCAGGATTTGCCAACGGCATAACAACTGCGTTTCTTAAATGAATCACCTTGTGAACGTTGGAGAATGAGATAGGTTTCTCGGTATGTGTTTTCTCGTGCTCAATGATCGCTTCATTAAACGTATTTCTAGTAGCAGTTGCGATTGATTTTGCAGATGTAAATGCAAAAGAAAACTCATCATCTTCACTATCTTCATCATCAAGGTGAAATACATCTCCAGTAATTTGTGTGGAGTGAGTTAACAATACTACTTTTGAATTTCGATACTGATCGAATTTTTCGGAAGTTTTTAAGAACTCGATTGCATTAGAGAATCTTTCAACATGGTTGCCTTTACAGTCAATCAAATAGTCGAACGATTTTGGGATTTTAAGTTCACTCATATCGATTCCTCCTAGAAAAAGTAGATACGACTCTATTGTATAGGGAAATAGAACCATATTAAAGCCAAATATAGGAAAGGGTGATTGTAAATGCACATGTATGAATCTTACACCAAGGATAAGTTAACAATCTGCGGAGTAGTGTTTGTTGAGCTTGAGAAAAAGAAAGTGTACTGGGTTACGGTGAAAGAAACTGTCAAGCATCAGTGGTACAAGCAGTTCAAACGTATGAACAAGCGTTATACAACCGGCAGACGCTGCCGCGGAGATGTGGGGGTGATCGTGTGATTATCAAGGGGAAATCATGGCGTTCGCTTAACAAAGGTGAAAGAGAATCAGCAATTGACTTGATGGTGCAAATTACAGCAGATTGGCGAGAGAAGATGATTGGTCGCGCAATCAAAGAGTATATGCCAGTATACCGGATGTATCTCGATGCAAAGAACAGTGTAGAAGCTGCACAGTATCAGGCGCAGATGAAGCAGATTGAACGCAAATATGGTATACCGGCAGGGTTTACGATATGAGGCCAACTTGTGGATGCGGAAAGCTTGCAGATTGTGTGGTGTACGAAGATAAAATGGAACCACATTGTAAAGATTGTGCATTTATTGCCGCTGAGACAGTTGGCGGAGTCATGGTATACGTGCCAGTAGATTGGAGGGAATGGGAGAATGAGAATGCCAATTCGAATATCGTACAGCGCTGATAAATTCGATCACTGGCGGTTGTCACAGGTTGGTGGAAGAATTGCTAACCATCGAGGGAAAGAGATGTTTGTTTTCGATAGTGAGATGCAGTGGCAGCGGTACAGGGATTTAAACAAGCGAAGAGGTGAGGAACTTGCAAGCCATTCGATTGATTAGCACAAAGGATATGCCGCATGACGAGTGGTTGGAGTGGAGAAAAAAGGGATAGGCGGTTCAGACGTTGCAGCGATCTGTGGAATGAGCAGATACAGATCACCGGTAGAAGTTTACTTAGACAAACTAGGGGATATTCCGCCAATCGAAGATAATCCCAAGATGGCAGCAGGTAGAAGGCTTGAACCTTTCATAGCTGACTGGTTCGCAGAAGATACAGGTTATAAGGTTTGGCGGCAGAATTACATCTTCCAACATCCAGAACATGAGTTTATGTTTGCAAATATAGACCGCTGGCTACCAGGCATGAATGCAGGCTTAGAAATAAAAAACACGTCCGAATATGGACGCGATGATTGGTCAGGCACTCAAGCGCCGACCGAATACATTTTACAATGCAATCATTACATGGCCGTTACTGGCGCTGATAGATGGTTCATAGCGGTATTAATTGGAGGATGGGACTTTCAATGGAGAGTCATCGAAAGAGATGATGACTTAATAAGCAACTTGGTTACAGTTGAACGTGAGTTTTGGCAGAACCACGTTCTGGCGAAAGTCCCTCCAGCTTTCTCGCATCAAGACACGGCACGTCTGAGCGAGATGTACCCGACTTCACAGCCGGTATCCATCAACTTGGCAGAAGATGTTTACCCGATTATACAACAACTGTATGAAGCGCGTAAAGCAAAAGTGAATGCTACTGAACAAGAAGTGACGGCCAAGAATCAAATCAAAGCTATTATGGGCGAGGCAGAGTGTGCATACTGGCAAGGTGATTTGGCATTTACTTGGAAGTCAAACGCAAAAGGAACAAGGGTGTTCAATGTGATTGGAGGTAACGATTAATGGCGAACAAAACTGTGGATCAATCAAATATAGCAAGTCAATTGGCAGCGAAGACGAATACCAAGTTTGAAAATTTCAATTTGATAATTAAGAAGGAACTAGCAGACAACTTCCCTGCTATCAAGTCATTGGTTCCTAAACATATGACACCAGAACGGCTCGCCAGAATTACATTAACAGCGATTAGCCGTACTCCAAAACTAACAGAATGTACGCCGCCATCCATCGTGGGGGCTGTGATGAATTGTGCAACGTTGGGGCTAGAACCTAATTTAATAGGCCACGCCTACCTGGTTCCATTCTATAACAACAAAACTGGCACGATGGAATGTCAGTTCCAAATTGGATACAAAGGACAAATAGATTTGATTCGGCGGACTGGTGATGTGGCGAAAATATACGCTGAGACGGTGTATGAAAATGATTTGTTTGTGTACATCAAGGGAGAAGATAAACGGCTTGTACATGTTCCATTCGATATGCTTCATCTATTAGACAACTTTGTACCAGATCAAAATGGTAGCTTCATGGATTTGATGATTGCAGAAGCCATAAACGAGATTAAGAGCAGAAATCCAAAGGATCAGGGGAAGACGGTGCGGCATTATGCTGCGTATCGGCTAAAGGATGGTTCATTTGATTTCACGACAATGACGATTGAACAAAGTCTACAGCATGCCAATAAGTTCTCCAAATCCAAATATAACGGGAAGCTAACAGGGCCGTGGGTGGACCATTTTGACAGCATGTGCAAAAAGACATGCATCAAAGAAATGGCAAAATATATGCCAATCAGCATCGAAGTGCAAGAGAAATTGGCGCTTGACGAGGCAGTTCTTAAGCCTAAAAAAGACAATGGAATTGAGTCTGACAATATCTTTGATGTGGATTATAAAGTTTTTGAGGATGAGCAGGTGAGTGGTGATGAATCTACCGTTCAATCCGCAGTCGAAGAGTAAGGCGACAAAGAGCACACGTATAAAGCAAACGCAGAAGCAGATGGGTGATATAAGCCCGTCTGTGGATGCGGAATTGAAAGATAGATCGCAGGGCATCTGTGAGTTGTGCGGCAAGAAAAGGGCAATAGAACGAGCGCATCTCACGGGCCGAAAGCATTTGGAATGGAAGACAAAAGTTACGGACTTGCTCCACCTTTGCACAGATTGTCATGACTGGATGGACGAGAAGCCCGAGGGCATACGCTTCCGACGAATGGTTGCAAGAGTGATAAACACAGCATTAAAAAGCAAGTAGGTGGTGGTATGGAAGGCTGGATCAAACTGCATCGTAAAACGCTAGAGAATCCAGTGGTATGTAAGGATAGCGACTATATCGCCGTGTGGATGTATCTGCTCCTAAATGCGACTCATAAAGAATATCAGACGATGTTCTCAGGAGAGCGAATTACATTACAACCTGGGCAGCTAATAACGGGGCGAAAAACGATAGCTGAAAAATTCAACATTCACGAAAGTAAGGTGCAACGTATTCTGAAATCGTTCGAAATCGAACAACAAATTGAACAACAAAACAGCAACAAAAACCGCTTAATATCAATACTTTCATGGTCTGAGTACCAAGGAAGTGAACAACAGATTGAACAACAAGTGAACAACAACCGAACAACAACTGAACAACAAGTGAACACAAACAAGAATGTAAAGAATAAAGAGAATGAAAAGAATGATGAGAAAGATAGTCGTCCTGACTCTATCGAAACCATTCTTGGACTGAATGTGAAACAGGATGCCATTCCTAATAATTCAGATGCTGACTCTGAACGAAAGATATCAGTCCAAGAATATCGATCACAAATTACGGCTAAGTATCTTCAACGTCGAGGTAAAGGACTTGTCATCTCAAATACTGACGAAGAGGAGATAGACAAATATATTTCTGATCGCATACCACTTCGAACTGTATTAAGTGGAATCGATCAGTCCTTTGATACATTCAAGCCGAAACATGGACGTGATGAAATTAGGTCACTAAAACGCTGCTCACCAATTATATTCGATCTTCACGCCAAGCAAGGCACTGTTCCCACTGCGGAGGCGTCGGGTTCTGTCCCGGAGGCGGATACCGTTCCGCCCGAAGAGAAAGGCAATGATAACGTCATAGATTTGCTAGAGCAGCTTAAAAGAATGCGAGGTGATACCGGTTGAAAGATATGGGGAAAGCCATCCGAGAGGCGAAGGTCATGCCGCCCAACTTTTTGGAACGGCTTGAGAGGATGAACGCAGCTCTCGAGCAGCACCCGGATATAGTTGCACTCAAGGAAGAATACCCTGACAGGGATCTTAAAAAGAGCAAGAAAAGTGAGTTATACAATTACACACTTCATTGCACCAACTGTAAGAGTTGTCCAGGGCTAGAAGGATGCCAGAATGAATTCCCTGGTCATAGGTTAGTTCCTGAGCCAGATCCGTTATTTCATGATTTGCTGAACTTCCGATTGCTTCCATGTCAATTGCAGCAGGCGGTCATGAAGCAGCAGAAAATTAAACAGATGATTAAGAGCCATCATATGCCTGCATCAATAGCGGAATCATCCTTCGATAATTTGGACGTTGATGCGCAGCGCCAAGCTGCTATCACAGAATGCGTGAAGTTCTGTCTTGATTTCAACCAGGACGATACAGTGAAAGGGTTATACCTATACGGAAACATGGGTGTAGGGAAATCAAGGATCGTTGGGGCAATTGCTCACGAGCTGGCACAGCGAGGTGTTGCAGTTGCATTGGTATACGTACCTGACTTTATGGAAGAGGTAAAGGACTCAATCTCTACCAACTCAGTGAGCGCCAAACTAGATGCTATCCGCGATGTGGATGTACTCATTTTGGATGACATCGGGGCCGAACCGCTCACGACTTGGACAAGGGATGAAGTATTGGGGCCGGTACTACAGCGGAGAATGGAACGGAAAGTCACGCTGTATACATCGAATCTGAGCATGTCCGAACTCGAGCGTCACCTCACAAATGTGAAGGACTTCGACAAGATGGAACCAGCACAGCACAAGAAGAAGGCAGCACGGATTATGGAAAGGATCGAACCATGGGTAAAGCTTGTACATGTGAACGGGCGGAACAGGAGACGGGGCCAATGAAGCAATGTGAAGTATGCGAAGGAACCGGAGTAATGTATTGGTTAGTTAAAGGCGGTATAAAAACTGGTCCATGTCCATGCTGCAGTCAGGAGGCGGCGGAGGACGACCATCCGGGGGCGAGATAAATGGATTATAAAAGCAGTGGAGTAAGAGCAGTGCCGCGGCGTGATCTGGCAGCAGAAGATGCAGGCCGAAAGCCAAGCAACGTAACGGTGAGGCAAATGACAGAAGAAGAACGCGAACGGATGGAGAATATAGGGCCGTACCGGACATATGACGGGAAAAAATCAAAAACAATCATACCGGGGTGGCAGCCAAAATGAACTTTAAAGCAGCGTCTATTTTTCAACTTTGCGCTGTAATTCTCGACGATATGGCAACTGCAAGCGATATCGAACAAGCAGGTAATGAACTATATAAGCGGCTTCGGGAGGGGAAAGGACATGAAATGCAAGGTTGATGGATGCGACAAAGCTGCAAACAGAACATGGGCATTAGTTCCAGTGTGTAGGGAATGTAGGGAAGAAATCAGCCATGAATTCAAACTCTACTATGCCAAGCAAATCATTTCATGTGAACGAGTGATATATTTCAAAATCAAACACTTAACGCCTTGGAGACGGAAAAATTGATCATCTAACGAACGGAACAACGCCAAATTCACGTCTGACAGATTCGGGAGACCAATGGGAAGGGTTGAACATATGAACGCCTTAGAAACGAAAATAGGAGGGGAAACGAATGTCATATGCAAATAGAGGGATGGCTTTTGAGAGCATGCTAGATTTCACGAATGAGCTTTACGAAAAAAAAGGGACAGGACTGATTAATAAGCGCCCGACACCGATAAAGGTTACTCGCTCGAGTGGTAACAAGGTGACATCAGGGTTCTTCCAAAAAACATCTACTGTTGACTATGACGGCGTTGCAAACGGCATGGCAATAGCATTCGAAGCTAAGTCAGTGGAAAGCCTAATGCGTTTCGATCTAAGCAATATGGAAGATCATCAATATGAGTATTTGGAAAAGTATCACCGTCAAGGTGGGGTGGCTTTTCTACTGGTTCACTTTACGAAATTGCACAAAACATACTTAATGCAATTTGAAACACTGCGATCATATTGGATGCGGAGCAAGGAACCGAAAGGCAGAAAGAGCATTCCAATTGACGATTTCGAAATGCATGCCTATGAAGTACCTACTACAACGGTTCCTGTCGATTACCTGAGCGTTGTTGAAAGGGTGTATGCAGCATGAACTTACGGCAGCATCATCCAGCGTTAGGGGATTTAGAAACGTTCGTCAAAAACAACAAGAAGCTAGTATTAAAGTCAGCAGCGAGATATGCAAGATTGACTGGTGTGGAATATGAAGACTTGGTGGCTGAAGGAACTATCGGGCTTATGGTAGCCTTTGATCGATTCGATGAGAAGAAAGGATTTTCGTTTTCATCCTTTGGTGTACGTTACATTAACGGATACATCTTGGTATATATCCGAGAAAACGGTAGGCAAATACGGGTTCCAACCCATATATTCGATGCAGCAAACAAGACCTTTAAACGGAAAATGATGGATGAAAGCCCTGAGGAAATAGCTAAGAAACTTAATATACCGGTTGGGCGGGCTAAAGAGGCATTGGCGCATGCAAGCCAAAAACGATTAACATCACTTAGCTGCCCTGTTGATGATAGCGACTTCACAATAGGGGATTTAATAAAAATTGGATCTGACTTTACTGGGTGTGATGTATCAGAGTTCATAAGCGGCCTTACTGCAAAAGAACAAGAGGTAACTGAACTTCTAAATCTAGGATTCACCAGAAAAGAAATTGCAAAGATGTTAGGCGTAAGTTGCCAAGCAATTCATAAGCGAATCGAAGGTGTTAAAAGAAAAGCAAAAGTACACTTTTCATTGATGTAACAAAACACGATGCAAAAGTGCGGGGATTTGCATGCACAAAACCGAACATATGTACTGTTTTGTGGTGAGGCGGATGCCCTTACGGGGTGGATACAGGCAGTCCGGGATAAACAAATTCAGGGAGGAACTAACCAATGAAAACAATTAACGAATTAGTCAAGGAATCACACATGAACGCAGTATCAAAGGGCTGGTGGGAAGAAGAACGGAGCTTCGGTGAAATTATCGCATTGATTCATTCGGAAGCGTCTGAGGCGCTGGAGGATTACCGGAACAGAAAGAAACCAACTGAGGCATGGTACGAGAAGGAAGTAGACGGCGAAAAGATCGTTGCGGATCGCCAAAGAACACCAGAGTGGAAGCCTTGCGGTATACCATCGGAATTCGCGGACGTTGTTATTAGGGTCTTTGATGCTTGCGGGCGGTACGGCATCGACTTGGAACGAGCAATAGCAGAAAAGATGGCATACAACGCCACTCGTCCACATCGTCACGGCGGGAAAGTGCTATAAGGGAGGGAATAGAGTGAACAAGCTGAGCCTATTCTCAGGTATTGGCGGGATCGATTTGGCTGCGGAATGGGCAGGAATGACAACAGTCGCATTCTGCGAAAGGGAGCCGTTCCCGCAGCGCGTATTACGCAAACACTGGCCTAATGTCCAAATATACGACGATGTATGTGAACTAACTAGGGAGGTACTAGAACGGGATGGAATCATCACAAATGATCGAACAATTGACATTGTTTCCGCTGGCTTCCCATGTCAGCCATTCAGCCTTGCAGGGAAGAGAGACGGAACAGAAGATGAGCGTTACCTCTGGCCGGAAGTTGTCCGAATTCTGCAAGAAATCAAGCCCACTTGGTTTATTGGTGAAAATGTGCCTGGAATCATCAGTATGGCAAACACAGATGGGAAGCCTCAAGTGGAAGGCAGAACCATACTCCACGATGAGGAAGAAGACATATACGAAGCGCTATATACACAACAAGAAGAATTGTTATTCGGTCGTATCTGTAAAGACCTTGAAGACATTGGATACGAAGTCCAACCGTTTATTATACCGGCTGCGGCTATTGGCGCCTCGCACCGAAGAGACAGAGTGTTCATATTGGGCTACACCAACAGCTCAAGACAGCAAGAATGCAACACTACCTCCAAGTCAGATAAAAAGAGACACGTTGCCAGGGGCGATATTGAGAGAGGCGAGGCTTCGGCCAACACCAACTGCAAGCCAAGACTGGAAACCGATCAGGCCTCTAGCTCCATCCGAAGCGAATGGTACACACGGGACAATGTTGGTAGGTGCCGTAGGGCATCAACATCCGGAGCAGGTAGGTGGACAACTGAATCCAGATTGGGTGGAATGTCTTATGAATTTTCCGATTGGTTGGACGGATGTGGAGCCAACCCATTAGATTCCATAGCGAAATGGATGGAAGAGTATCTACAGCCTGCATTTATGGGACATCCTCAAAATGATTGGGAACCACCTCGTGTAGTGAAAGGAATCAATAGCAAGGAAGGTCGGTTGAAGGCACTAGGAAACGCGGTCGATCCTGTACAGATATTACCTATGATGTACGGAATTAAAGCAATAGATGACTATATGGGCAGGGAGGGGAGAGCATGAGCATACCACGGATATTGCATTATCCAGGTTCGAAGTGGAGTATGACGGATTGGATCGTAAATAACATGCCACGGCATGCAACATACTTGGAACCGTTCCTCGGATCCGGAGCGATATTTTTCAACAAACCACCGTCACCACTGGAAACAATAAACGACCTGGATGGGGATGTAGTGAACTTATTCAGAGTCATACGTGACCGGCCAGAGGAATTATCACGACTCATTCACTGGACACCATACAGCCGCGAAGAGTATTACACATCTTACGAGACGGTAGAAGATGAATTGGAGCGTGCTAGGCGCTTCTTGATTAGATGTTGGATGGCTCGAGGCGCTAAGACATCAGATCGGACAGGTTGGCGCCATATAATCGACCATAATGGGCCACGGCCAGTGCGTCAATGGAATGAAATGCCGGAGAAAATCTTGGCGGTCACCGACAGGTTGAAAGGTGTTCAGCTCGAGCAACAACCAGCAGTGAAATTAATAGAACGACACAACAGGGATGATGTATTGATATACGCAGATCCACCGTACATTCTATCAACTCGCAACAATAGAATGTATCGGCATGAGATGAACGAAGACGATCACCTCGAGCTGCTAGAAGTTTTAGATGCTCATACCGGCTCTGTGTTGTTAAGCGGATATGACCATCCAATGTATAACGAACGACTGAAGCACTGGAAGCGAGAGACACGCACAGCACAGGCAGAAGGCGGGCGAACAAGAACCGAAGTTCTTTGGATTAACCCTGTAGCAGCGGCGCAGGTTGGTCAACTAGTTTTAAATTTCTAATATGGGCAAAGCCCAAGGGGAGAGAACATGAACCAAATAGCGGCATTGGAACGGAAATTGGTTTCAGCGGAGAAACGAACGGAGAAGGCAGCGGAGGCACGTCGGTCACTTGGGTTAGGTGCTTCCCGGGCACGGATCACAACAGCTAACGCTAGATGGTCAGCCGCTGCCGAGGAACGGGATAGAGTTATGGAGCAGTTACAAAAGGCGAGGGAGAGTGTAGAACGATGATCAAACAAGCTTTACAAGAGTGGAGAGAGGAAGCAAAACAACGCTTCGGTGAAGATGGGAGCAAGTGGAGGTTTAAATGCTCATCGTGCGGACATGTACAGTGCGGACAAGACTTTATAGACAAGTGTGGGATGGAACTAGCAAAAGCAAAAAGCTCAGTTTACCAGGAGTGTATTGGACGGCATGCAGATGGTGCTGGTTGTAATTGGGCAGCATACGGATTCTTGGGGACGGCTGGAAAAGGACGTGTTGTCATTACGCCAAATGGTGACGAAGTAGAAGTTTTCGACTTTGCAGATTAAGGGCCTTCGGGCCCTCTAAGGGGAGAGATAGAAATGACTGATAGCGAGTTGAAGATGCTGAAGGCGGACATAACAGCAGAAGTCATCAAGGAACTGACAGGTAAGGATCTGAGAACGGCACAAGACACTTCCCGACCTTTAGCTCAAGTGTATGCCAGATATAAAGATTCGCTCTATAAGAAGTTTGGTATCGTCACTTACGCGCAAGCTTGGGACAGCATTAGGAAGTTGGCGACATTCAGGGCAGGGCATAGATACGTGCGTGATTTGCTACCGAGTGAGGAAGCAGAAGCAGCCGAGTTCGCGGAAAGTATCATTCTGCAATTGGGTATTGAAGAACAATCTTGATGGCTACGGCCCTCTATGGGAGGTAAAGGGATGAATACAGGGTTGATAAACATAACGGCGATGATAAAAGACGGAGGCCACCGGAACCTAATGATTAAACCGGACATGCTCGGAAAGTTGGCAGAATCTATTCACAACAAAGGATTCGAATATCTTCAACTCCTTGCTGAAGATATTGTGGTGGTCGGATTCATGGTGACCGGTTCACAGACAGGCGAACGGATAATCATACTTGGGGATGGTGAACAGAATGAATAAGCGGCTATCAGAAGAGACCAGAGAAGCATGGGGATTAAATCTCTACTTATTGCAAGCAAGTTGCGGAAATGCAGAAGTAACGGCGGATTCGGATAATTTATGTGCCCTGATCGAATCTGAAAAGGCAGGCTGGGAAGAAGTAGAACGTCTGAAAGAAGAGTACGCAGCAGAGAGAGCTTCGCATAACGAGCATGTGGCAGAGTTACTAAAAGTCGAATGTCTGCTCAAAGATGCACTAAACACGTTGCAATGGTACGTTGACAGCTCATGGTCAGAGTACGTGGTTGACGCTAGCAAAAAGGCTAAGGAAGCCATACAACGCATACAGGAGGGGAGAGTGAACATGAATAAGCGTGACTTAAAGAAAGATTTTGGGATACTCGAATCTATCACGAGAAATACGAGCGAGATAGAAGACATGGTGTATGAAGTAGTTGCGCCACACGCTATACGGCGTGCAATTGCAGCGGAGGAAGAAGTGGAACGGCTAAACCAGCGGCTCCAAGACGCACTAAAAACAATGATAATCGTGAGGGATGAACTGAAAATAAACGAGAAAATGGGACTCTTCAAGTGTACAAGGTGCGACTACACAAATGATATCAATCTACTTTCATATACCATACAACGCATACAGGAGGAGGGGAAGCAGTCATGAAAGTAGATATGTTATCAGGTGTTGAAGAAGCTTGGGTAACCGACTGGTACGAATGCCCTAGCTGTGGAAGTGAATCAATCGAACGTAGTTTTTTGTACTGTCCATATTGCCAAGTGATGCTGGAATGGGAAGACGAGGAGGAAGCAGAGTCATGACATATACAAGAGAGCAATTGCTGAGATTTAAAGAATACTTCGATGAACTGTATGGTCAAGGGCTGGAAGTTGCCAATTGGCACATGAACGGGAAAACAGAACCCTTTGATTCTTTTTATGATTCTGCAATTGAGGAAATGGAGCAGTCAGGAGGTACAGGGGAATGATCGAGTGGATAAAGTATGACAAGGAAAACCCACCATCGACCAAGGTGAAATTCTTGGTTACTAACGGCAAGTCGGTGACCAGTGCATATTTAGATCATAGAGAAGTAACAGGACTTGCATGGTGGACTACATCAGATGCTCTTCTTATGGGCGTCACACATTACGCCATAATTAACCTACCAGGAGGTACAGGGGATGAGTAAACAGCCTGATTTCAAGAAAGGCGAAAGCGTAAAGCATATATCAAAGAAGTTAAGTGAAGCAAGCTTCTATGGGTGGTCAAAGTCTGGAAAAAGAATCGGCGTGAAGCACAACGAGCTTGCTCCCTACGGTGTAGGCTTCGTAATTGACTGGTATGCACCAGAAAACATTGTGAAAGCTGGGGAGGGCATAGGGGATGAGTAGACCAATCAAGTATCGCGGCAGAGAAAAGAAACAGGAGTGGATCATCAAATACACAGAATCAAAGTATGTTCCTGGTGAATTAGTATATGGAAGCCTGCTGGATTTAGGCGGGGATGATATTTACATTGTATCGACAAATAGTTATGACGAGGGTCGGACATATGATGAGGCGTACAAAGAAGCAGTGTACACAAAGGTTTACCGGGAAACAGTAGGTAAATACACAGGCCTTCCAGACCGGAATGGCAAGGAGATCTATGATAACGCCGTAGTCTTAATCACTGGAGAACAAGAGTTAGATTATGGATACACATTCCGTTGGAACGAAAAAGCAATAGTTAAATGGGACGATGTGGAGTGTGGATTTTATTTAGATGTAATTAACAAACGTGAAGTTAAATTGTGTGAGGATGGATGCTTTACAGTTGATAGATTCCCATTGCGAAAATGGACAGATGAAGAATGGTGGATTGAGTACGAAGTCATACACGAACACTATAGCCTGTTGAAAGGAGATAGTAAGGATGCCTGAAACAACACAACAGCCGGCAAGAGACTGGGAAGATGATTGGATGCTTGTAAAGAATATGGAGCTTGAAACACTAAGTAACCGGGAACCGGGTGTCATATATCTATCGGCGGAAAGGGAGGAAGAACGGCTCGGTTACTGGCTACAACAGTATCGTATCAAGTCAGAATGTTACGAAGAGCTGAAAGAACAACTGGCAGGGATCAACTGCGATTACCACTCGCTTAAAACCAAATTCCTGAATATGAGGGAAGAGTGTGGAGCCGAGAAGAAACGAGCGGACGAAATGAAAGACATCTTACTTGATGCCATAGGTACATTAGCAATGCACGGACATAACGAAGAAGCCGACCGAATAGCGGACAAACTCAGAAACGTTGGAGCAGACAAGCTATGAACAAAATAACTGCTAAGACACATTGGGTATGGACGTCTCAGGCAGAAGAGACTTGGGACAACCGGTATAAAGGGCAGCAGCGCATTGCAGGGAAACCGATCAAAGGCGAGGCGGAAGAGTCCACAGAAGTAGAACCTGCTTGGCTGCTACGCGGTTATGTCATAGATGCATCTGATTATATATCTGAGGATGGACAGTTAGATCTATTCGAGATACTGGAGGGATAAGAATGGGGGAGCAGCTTTCTATGTTCAAATTGGACGAAAAGGAAACTTGGCGCCGCGTTGAGGAAAGATTGGAGTCTGCAAGGCTGTTCAAACGATTCGGATTCATCCGGCGTGAAGCAAAAGTTACTGCAACGTACAGCGATATGCCGCGAAGCAATACCAACGTTACCTCCGACCAGACGGCAGACTTATCCGTATACAATGTAGATCGTGAAGAGCAATTGCAGCGTGAATACGACCAGGTAATGCGTGCCGTAGGAAGGTTGGCAAGGATTCAGCGCAGAATAATCGAATTGAGGTATTTAGGAGAAGAGGATGTATATGATGTGAACGTGTACGTTGAACTGAACATGTCAGAGAGGGCATATTATTACGCAAAGTCAAAAGCTATTCACCGTTTGGCATTTGCACTGCGCCTGGAAGTATACGAGGAAGTATAAACATGGCCGTTAGGGGTAATCCCTAGCGGTTTTTATTAGCTATAAATATTGGTAAGGAAAGTATTGACATGCGCTAGCGCACGTGATATCTTAAATGTAGGAAGTGCGCTAGCGCACAAAACAAGGAGGAAGAGAAGATGAAAAACGTCATGACAAGAGCTTGGAAAATTGCAAAGTCGGCAGTGGTGAAATTCGGTGGTAGCGCAATAGAATACTTTGCAGAAGCTCTTCGAATGGCGTGGAAAGAAATTAAACAAGGAGGAGTTACATTGTTGGAGAAACTCGGGTTCCATAACGTGGGAAAGAAGCAAGATATGTTCCATTTCATTGTTAACTCAGATGTACAAGTCTTTCAAGTCCGTGTCAATAAAGATCCATACGGGAATAACTATGATATCAAAAAAGAGCTCGAGGCAATTGCGACGGGCAAAAGCAACAAGACAGGAATGGACATCAGGATGTACCGATTCGATGTATGCAGTGCTTACGAGTACGAGATTGCACTGGATAAAGAATCAGCGCGCTTTAAACTTGATAATAAAGGCCAACTTGTGTGGCTATAAGGAGGAATTATGAGTATGTATAATGAGCTTTTTCAGAACGAAAATCCATATTTCATGCACAAAGGATGTAAGATAAATCTGAAGGGGAAGCCGCGGATTGACCCGTGGTTTCTCCCAGGAAACCCGTGTTATGTTGATGCCTTCGGAATGGACGAGGAGGGCAGAGAATATATGCTTTCGTGGGAAGTAGTGACTGCAATCGATCCACATGCTACTAATGAGGAGATAGAGCGAATTGCTCTGCTGCCAGACACATGTGACTGGCGAAACCCAGTAGTGAAGATGTTCAACCAAAAAGCTCTCGAAAATATAATGACGGTAGAAGAAGCAGCGGAAGAATGGGGGCTTGCACCGGGCACAGTAAAAAACTACTGTGCGCAAGGGAAAGTACAAGCTAAAAAAGTCGGTAGAGATTGGGCGATTGATAGAAATCAGCCTAATCCTAGACAGAAGGCTTAATAACCGGCTACCGATACGTTAGGAGTGTAGCATATGTTGCTTGATCGGAATTGCCGCCAATGCAACGTTATATTTAGTGGCGGACCACGTGCATATTATTGCCCCGATTGCCGAGCGGAACGAACAAAGAAAGCTGGGAGAGATCACAAACGGCGCAAACGGCAAGGCAATACTAGGATATTGGGAAGCAGTGACACCTGTGAAAGATGCGGAAGCACATACATCGTTATGGGAGGGAGTCAACGACATTGTCCTGATTGCCAGCCAGTACATAATGCGGAGCATGACAGGAAGACAAGTCTAGAATATTACCATAAAAATAAGCAGGATCTTAACCCCATAAGAAACGAACGCCGCAGGGTGAAACGATAAAAACCTTGCAGTTTTTTTGCAGATATCTTGCAGGTCATTAGGTTTTTAAGGGTGTAAGATAGTAACATAGATGCAATGAACGAGAGGCGCGGCGAACAAACCCGGCGACAGCAAGAAGGATACCGGTGGAAACCGCGCAGCGTCTACATAATACGTTAATTCTATCCTTTTTTATAAAATAGCCGCTCCTTGATGAACGGCTATCCTCCTATTGATTATTGAAATAGAGACATAATGTTATTGATCAGATCGATAATTGCACTAATCAATTCAACTGCAAATAGTAGTATTTTTAAAAATAGTTTCATGGAATTACCTCCCTTCTTCGTATCATGTTTTGTTTTAGATTCGAAGAGAGGGATTGATAACTATCCTGTTGTTGAATGGTGTTTGATATGAGTTTGGAGGAAATACCTTCCTTACTGTCGAAATATGACATAAGGAGGTGAACGTCATTGAACTTTGATAGCCAAAATCGTGATCCTGAAGTAGAAAAACTTCTTGATTCTCTACCAAAAGAGGAAGCTAATATTTATCGATACATGAGAGAAGAGTATGACAGGGTAACAAATAACGGGGAAAACTACGACGAAACACATGATGACCTAGTAGCGAGATTAGCACGGGATAAATTCAACATTTCGGAAGAAAAGGCCGGACAAATTTATATAGATGTTGAATTTAAGGTTTCAAAATTCCAGAAAAAAAGATTCGAAACAATGTAAAGCACCCTACCCGGTGCTTTTTTCTATAGAAAGGATAACGGCGTATGAATTTAGATGAATTCAATCTAATGAATGTGGAAGAGGCTATGAGTAAGGCATTGCCAAAGGCAGAAGAAGCGGCAGAATCAATGAGAACGATTATGCGTCGTTTAAGCTTGAAAATGGAGGAGTGTACTTTATGCTTAAATACACAATAGTGAGTATAGACGATACCTCATTTGCAACCAAACGGATATCAGCCAGATACATAATTGAGGATCAAGCGATTATCGAAGATAAGGAAGCAATACGCGCTATCATTCTTGAACAGTTAGAGCAACTGAAAGTACATGCAGGCAAGACATTTGAAATAGTACATATGTACTATTACAGTTCGGCAGCTCAAGAGCACAACGGGTTACCATTCTGTCGGGTACAGTGGATATCGCCAGAATGTAAGTCAAAGCCTGACAAGATCAGTCACAACGAATACATGCAAGGCATCTACATTGAGTGGGATGAGATGTACAAGCATCTGAAGCTTTAGCAAAGAAGTCGCTCATTGCTTTTTGGTTTCGGGGAGAGTGAATTAAATGAAATGGATCATCGTAAGGATATATAACGATTACGAAGTATCTGTTGATGAATTTGAAACATATGACGAAGCAAAGGCTGAATATGATTCGCGGAATAACGAGAATAGTTTGTTTGAGAAAATTTATCTTGCGAAAATTGAAGAGAGTTCAGAACCAAGTCGCCAATAGGCGGCTTTTTATTATGTCCAGAAGGGATTGATACAGATGAATCCAGTAATAGAGAACAACTTTAAGTATCACGCACCAAAGGAAGGGCAGCCGGCTAAATACGAAGCTATCCGAGAGAAGGCAAAAGAATTGGCAAACGTGATCGAAGAACTGTGTCCAAACAGCCGTGAGAAGTCATTAGTAATGACCAACCTTGAACAAGCAATGATGTGGGCTAACGCTTCCATCGCACGTAACGAATAAGTCGAGGGAGCAACAAAACAACACTAACCAATTAATGGAGGTGGTGGTGATGACCTAATGGCAAGAGCACGCAGCCCAAACAGGGATAAAGCGAAGGAAATGTGGCTCGAAAGCGGCGGCGATATGAAGCTTAAGGATGTTGCTGCTGAATTGGGCCTAACAGAATCCCAGGTACGAAAGTGGAAGAGTATCGATAAATGGGATGACGATTTAAAAGGTAACGTTCCCTTTGACAATAGTAACGTTACCAATAAAGGAAAGCCCGGAGCGCCCAAAGGGAACAAGAACGCAGTCGGTAATGAAGGCGGCGCACCCAAGGGGAATAGTAATGCCGTTACACATGGCTTCTACCAAAAATACCTCCCAGAAGAGACGCTAGAAATCATGGGGGAGCTTTCAACGCGGTCGCCGCTTGACATCATCATGGATAACATAGTTATACAGCAAGCGGCAATAATCAGGGCGCAGAGCATTATGTTCGTCGAAAGCAAAGGCGAAATGATTAAGGAGCTTAAGAAAGCGAAATACGAGTATATTGAACGAGATAAAGAAGAAGACGGTAGCGGAGGCGGCTATGACAGAGTGGCTACTGAGGAAGAGTATGAGTTCCAGTTCGCTTGGGATAGACACGCTACCTTCCTAACAGCACAGAGCCGAGCAATGAGCGAGTTGAGGTCTTTAATTAGGCAATGCGAAGAAATGTGCCGCCAAGGGCACGCAGACGAAGAACAGCAGCTCAGACTCAAGAAGCTTAAGGGTGAGGTTGCTGTACTCGAACAGAAGGCGACCGGTAATGATGATAAGCCTATTGAGATTATGATTAAACGGGCTTCGAAGTCAGAAGGTAATGCCGATGGTTGAGAAAGAGGTAAACCCGCATTTTGAGGACTTTCTATTCGATTGGGATTATAAATTCTACTTCCTTGTTGGCGGATACGGCAGCAGCAAGAGTTACCATGTAGGCTTAAAGCTTATTCTCAAACTGCTGAGTGAAAAACGGACGGCGCTTGTAGTGCGGGAAGTATACGACACTCATAGAGATTCCACTTTTTCGCTTCTTGAGGAAATCATAGTTGATTTAGGTTTGGAAGGCATTGTTAAGCCGATGTCGTCACCAATGCAGATTCGTTTCCCTAATGGCTCCAAGATTATCTTTAAGGGGATGGATAAGCCTGCAAAGCTGAAATCAATTCATAACGTGTCTATCGTTTGGATTGAAGAATGCTCAGAGGTCAAATATGAGGGCTTCAAGGAACTACTGGGCCGGTTGCGGCACCCCAAATTGACATTACACATGATTCTTTCAACGAACCCAGTGGGAGAAGACAATTGGACATTCCTGCACTTCTTCAAAGATGAGTTGAAAGGCCGTATTGTTCTTGATGATTTGGAGTTGTATGAGAAACGCACTGTTGTAGTAGGCAACACGTACTATCACCATTCAGTGGCTGATGACAACCTATTCCTGCCGCTTGACTATATTACACAGCTAGAAGAAATGAAGGAATATGACCCAGACCTTTACCGGATTGCACGGAAAGGTCGTTTTGGTGTGAACGGAGTTAAGGTGCTGCCGCAATTCAGAGATATGCCACATGAAGAAGTCATGGAAGCTATAGGGCGGATCAGGAAACCGATTGAACGCGCTGGTATGGACTTTGGTTTCGAGACTTCTTACAATGCGTTGCTGCGTCTGGCCGTCGATCATGATGAAAAGATCCTATACATCTATTGGGAGTATTACAAGAACAAGATGACTGATGATCGCACTGCTGAGGATATTAAGGAGTTCAAAGAAACAGGTGAATTGATAAGGGGCGATAGTGCGGAACCGAAAACGATCAAGTATTTCAAGCAACAAGGATTCAACATTAAGGCAGCTAAGAAGTTTAGTGGTTCCCGCCTTCAGTACACCAAGAAGATCAAACGCTTCAAGAAGATAATTTGTTCAGACCAGTGCCCAAACACAATAAGAGAACTCAAATATCTGACATATAAGCAAGATAAGACAGGCAACATTATACCGGATGAATTCAAGATTGACCCTCATACATTTTCGGCAATATGGTACGCGCTGGACGATTACGAAGTGGCCGACTTGAAGAAAGGTGTTACATTTGCCTAGGAAGGAGGATGCCATGACACCTGAGATGAAGGAAGTTGTGAAGATATTGCAGGATGGGGCTAATTCTGCCATGACTTTAGAGCAGATCATCCAGACGGAGATTGCCGAATGGGAAGGTTCGGAAAAGCGCAAATGGATGTTGACCGGTGAGCGTTATTATCGTAATAAAACCGACATTCTAAAGCGAAAAAGAACCGCAATCGACGAGAATGGAATGCTGATAGAGGTTGAACATCTCCCTAATAACAAACTTGTGAACGGGTTTGTCCGTAAATTGGTTGACCAGAAAACGGACTATCTTCTCTCAAAACCTCTTAGCATTCAAACTGATAACGAAGAATATCAACAAAGTCTATCTAAGTATTTCGGGAAAAAGATGCTTAAGCTTCTGAAAAGTATTGGGAAGAGTTCCATAAACAAAGGCATTGCATGGATGCATGTGTTTTACGACGAAAAAGGTAATCTTTCATTTAAGGAAATACCATCTGAAGAGATTATACCTTTATGGAAAGATAAAGCTCATACGGAACTTGATGCCATCATTAGAAAGTATGAAGTTGTAGCATATGAAGGCATTAACAAGGTCGTGATAACTAAGATTGAATGGTGGGATACCGAGGGCGTAAAGCGCTATGAGTCTAGGAATTCGACTCTTAGGGCGGATGTTGAATTGGGAGATGTCGGATCACACTTCACGGCTTCAGACGAAAAGGGAAATGTAACACCTATGGTATGGGAAAAGGTTCCCTTTATCGCGTTCAAATACAATGATGAAGAACAACCGCTTGTTGAACTGATAAAGACCTTGGTAGATCATTATGACAGACGTAAATCAGATAACGCTAATGACCTGGAAGACTTGCCGAACACCTTAATCGCTGTCAGAGGTTTTGGAGGCAGTAGCGCCGGTGAAATTCGTCAAAATATTAATACTTACAAATTGGTCAAGATTGATTTAGACGACACTGGTGTAGGTGCTGGAATAGATGCGATTTCCATTCCAATTAATACGGAAGCTCACGAAGCGAATATGGCGCGAAACCGGAAGGACATTTATGAGTTCGGTCGGGGAGTTGATACGCAATCCGAAAACTTTGGCGGAGACAAGAGCGGTGTAGCACTGCAATTTTTATATTCAGACCTGGATTTGGATGCAAACGGCATCGAGACTGAATTTCAAGCCAGCCTAGAGCAGTTAAGATGGTTCATAGATTCTCATATACTAAATACCACAGGTAAGGATTTCTCAGAAGAAACAGTGGAATTCATCTTTAACCGCGACATAATCATAAATGAGAGTGAAGCGATTAAAAACGTCAAGGATAGTGTCGGCACGATATCTGATGAGACTATAGTCGCTAACCATCCTTGGGTTACTGATACCAAAAAAGAAATGAAACGTCGTGAAAAAGAAGCTAAACAGGCAGAAGGACGGTTTGAACAGTATGATTTCCCTAACGACAATGAACCAAAGTCAAAGGATGAGGGAGAATGAAGCCGGCTGAATATTGGCAGAAGCGTGCCGAGCAGGTAGGTGACTTGCAGCATGCAAAAGCAGGCCAGTACACCAAAACTCTGTACAAGGAATACGAACGCGCCAAACGCGTTATACAGCGCGATATTGAAGTGTTCTATGGACGCTACGCATCGAACAATGGAATCAGCCTTGCTGAAGCGAGGAAGCAACTCAGTGCAGGTGAATTGCAAGAGTTCAAAATGACTCTTGAGGAATTCATTGATAAGGCCAAGCACAACAGAGATGGTAAATGGACGAAGCAGTTAAACAACGTTTATTACCGGACGCGCGTTTCCAGGTTGGAGGCATTAGAGATGCAGATCGATGGTCAGATCCGCACACTAGCCCATAGTCAAGAACAGGGGCTATCTGACTTGCTAGGAGACGTTTACAAGGATATCTATTACCGAAGTATCTACGAGATACAAAAAGGCGTAGGAATTGGCGTGTCGTTTGCCAAAGTCGATCCCGTAGCAATAGAGCGCGTGGTGAAGACGCCATGGGCTGGAGGGAACTACAGCACCCGCATATGGGGCAATACTGACAAACTTGCATCACAACTTTCAACTACACTTACACAATCTATAATAAGTGGTCGGAGTACAGCGCAGACTTCGGCTGAACTCGCGAAACGAATGAATGTAAGCTATCGGGCAGCAGAAACATTAATAAACACAGAGACTGCCCACATCGTCACGGAAGCTACATTTGATGGATACCGAGAAAGTGGAGTAGTGAAGAAGTATCAATTCGTTGCTACCCTATCAGAGCGTACATGCCCGACGTGTGGGAGCATGGACGGTAGGACGTTCAAATTATCTGAAAAAATGACAGGGATCAACGCTGCACCTTTACACCCGCGCTGCCGATGTACCACTGTTGCTGCCTTCAACGATAACGAAGATGGAGGACAACGAATTGCCAAAGATGAAAAACGTATTATGTAGACGGTGACATGAACTACTCGCAGTGGAAAAAGAAATATGTTGATTAGCACAGGCCTTGATTGAGACTATCAGGGCCTTTTTGGACGTCTTGAAAAAGAAGAAGGCTGAGGTTGATTTAAATGTTACAACGGTACAAGAAAAACGTGTATATTGACGTGGTCGAGTTTACAAACACGCCTGAGAACCACAAGGCGATCATCGACTTCGCAGGCCTACCGATCAGTGTCGAGTATACCAGCGGAGGTGTGCAGTTGCGCGTGATCCGCGGCGCCTATAGCGTTTTGGTTGCGAAACTGGGTGAGTGCATTGTCAAAGAGGCCGACGGATCACTTCGGGTTTGCACAAAAGAGGCGCTTGCGGATGAGGGATACACCCTAGTTGAGTAACTCGGATAAACCTTTGCCCTGTCGTATGGCGTAAAACTAGGCATACTTAACGATCGGAGTATATCGGTCGACTCCCGTAGCTGGAGAGCAGCTATAAAAATCTATGGAGGTTGATTTATAGATGGAATGGTTAAAGGAATTACTAAAGAAATCTGGCTTCGACGAATCAAAGGTTGATGAATTGGTTGCTGATGTGAATAAGGAGTTACCAAAGCATTTTGTGGCCAAAACACAATATAACGATGTAGTTGAAGCGCGTAAAAAGGCTGAGAAGGAGGTTGCAGATCGCGACAAGCAACTAGGAGATCTGAAAAAATCCGTTGGGGATAACGATGAATTGAAGCAGCAAATCGCTAAACTCCAAGCAGATAACAAAGCCGCAGCAGAGAAGTATGCTTCTGATTTGAAAGAGCTAAAAACTAATACAGCTCTACGCCTTGCTATAGGTGATTCTGCTCATGATGCTGAATTGGTCTTGTCATTGCTGGATAAAACGAAAATTGAACTTGACGAAGACGGCGGCATAAAAGCTGGATTCGAAGAACAGTTGCAGAGTCTTCGTGAAACGAAGGCTTTTTTGTTTGCCCAAAAGCAGGAAAAAGAGGACGAGAAAAAAGGCCCGACATTCAAAGGGATTACACCGGCAGATGGGGCAGGCGGTAGCGGTGGACACCACGAAGTTGATTATGAAAATATGTCAGATGCAGAGTATTACAAGCTCATGGAGCAACAAAAAAACAAATAACAGGAGATGATATCCTATGCCAAATACATTCTTAACAGCCCAACTTATTGCACGTCAAGCATTACCTATTCTGAAAGAAAACATGACAATGCCGTTTTTAGTACACCGCAATTACGAAAATGAATATAAAAAGCAAGGTGACACTATTCAAATTCGTAAACCGGCTGTATTTAAAGCGGATGAGTTTGATAAAGAAATCCAATTGCAAGATGTGAACGAAGAAAACGTACTGGTGAAATTGGATAAAATTGCGGACGTATCGGTTCCAGTTACATCGAAAGAAATGACTCTCAATATTGAAGACTTCAACCAACAAATTCTTACGCCTGCAATGATAGCAATTGCTGAGAAAGTAAACCGTGATTTGCTCGGACTATATTCTGAAGTGCCGTATCATGTTGGCGTGGCAGGAAAAACACCTGATTCGTTGCAAAGCTTTGCCGATGCCCGTCGTATGCTGAATGAAAATAAAGTTCCCCTCGCCACACGGCGCGCAGTATGGAATCCAGAAGCCGATGCACAATTGACCATTATTCCGGCAGTTGTTAATGCTGAGAAATCGGGAACAACGCTTGCGTTACGCGAGGGTTCTATGGGACGTATTCAAGGACTTGATAACTTCATGGAACAGTCTGTATTTACACACAAAGCTGGCGGTTATACAAAGCTTGATGACGTTACAGTGTCCGCTTCTAAGGGAGCTACTACAATCAAGCTCGAAAGTGCTGCCAAGGCATCCACAGCATCACTTAAAAAAGGTGATGTATTCATGGTGGATGGTCACCAATATGTAGTTGTAAAGGACACTGCCCCTGCAGCAGCAGGAGTAATTGGAACTGTTGAAATCTACCCTGCTCTTAAAAATGACGTTAATGCAGGCGCTGTTCTTTTTGCGGATCAGAAGAGCGGTGGACACGTTGCAAACTTGGCTTTCCATGAATCAGCTTTTGCGCTTGTGTCAAGACCGCTTGAATTGCCACGCGGTTCGCAAGATGCATATATTACAAACTTTAACGGTTTGAGTTTGCGAGTGGTATTCGGATATGACGTTAAAACAAAAATGCAGACTCTTTCCTTAGATACATTGTATGGCGTTAAGTGTATCTATCCAGAATTGGCTACACGTATTTTGGGTTAAGGGGAGGGATTCTCCCCTAATTCTTTTCACAGGTGGTGGTAGTATGAAATGTCCTAATTGCGGAACTGATTATAGCGATTCTGTCTTACGTCTACATTTGGAACGCTGTGACAAGGTCGAAGAAGAGACACCTATTGAAGAGATGGGCCTGCCAGCACTTCGAGAATATGCTGCAAAGAACAGCATCGAACTAAATGGGGCGACTAAGAAAGCGGATGTCTTAGCGGCCATCTTGGGGGCTCACGATGACGGCAAATGATATTTGGGCTATTGTGAAAAGTCGCCTTGATCTTCCGGATGATTCTAAAATGGACTTGATTGGTACGTACATTGAGGAGATTGGCAACCGAATTAAGCATTATTGTGCAATATCTACAATTCCGGAAGCTCTCAAATTCGTGTGGGCATCAATGGTTATAGATGTATGCCGCATTGAATTGTCCCATATCGATGAAATAGACGACACTTCCGACAGGGGTGAATCTATCAAAGTGGGCGATACCTCGTCGGCACCAGCAACGAGTTCTGGGGTCACCAATACATCTAAGAAGGTCATTGATTCGGTTGTGACTAATTATCGTATTGACTTAAATCGGTACCGCAGATTGAGGTGGTAGATATGAATTATCGTAAGCATCGTAGGCAAATTGAGAAGACATACGAAGACAAGGCAACCATAAGCCGGTACGGGAAGGTAAAGAAGCCGAACGGCGAAACAAAGAATGAACTGTCGCCCGTATGTGTTGATCAACCTTGCCGTATCTCTCAAAAGGCACTAGCGGTGAACGGGCAACGCGAAGCGCAAAATGAAATCTCCTATGAAACAAGCTGTTTATTGCGCCAGAGTTGGATATCAGGCAAGGTGATCGTATTGAAGTTACAAGAGGCCATGTCAAAACAACATTCACAGCAGGCGAGCCATTCCCATATCCTACGCATCAAGAAATCATCCTGCAGCGAAAGGATAAGGCATAATGGCTAAATGGGGCAAGTTTGATATGAAAGAGTTCAAGGAATTCGCCGACACTCTTAAAAAAGCTAGTGATGAGAGAGTCATAGAACGTTTCATACGGGACTTTATCATGGAGATGGCCTACAGAGCCGAAAGGAAGATTAAGAAGCGCACGCCGGCTAACTCTGGCGAACTCAGACGGAAATGGGGAGTCGGAAGGGTACAACGCCGAGGGAATTCGTACATTGTTGAAGTATTTAATAACGTCGAATACGCTTCTTTTGTGGAAAACGGCTTCCGTTCTCACTGGGTTCCTGGATACTGGAAAGGGAACACATTTGTTTACGATTCTAGCGTCAAAAGCGGTATGCAGGTTGGGGAAAAAGGCGGATGGGTGGAAGGACGTTTTATGATGGCAATCAGCATGAAGGAAATAGAACGGGAGCTGCCAAAGTATTTGCAAAAGAGACAGACCGAGCTTCTGAACGACATCATGAATGGCCGCCCTGCTCGAAGGGATGGTGACGATGGTAACAGTTAACGATGTCCGCAGCGGCGTTATATCGGCACTGAATAGAATATACCCGGACATGGATATATACGGGGAGGAAATTAAGCAGGGCCTTGAGGAGCCTTGCTTTTTTGTTAAGCTCTTCCCCTTTTCACAGGATCGAGAGTTTGGCCGCCGCTACAAGAGATTCCATTCGTTCGATATTCATTACTTCCCTCGGTCGGAGACAGATGCGAATGAGGAAATGTTCGAAGTGGCGGAGAAGCTGCTGGATCACATGGAGTATATCGAGGTGGCCGGCAGCATATGCCGGGGGACGAATATGGAACATGAGATTGTAGACGGCATCCTGCATTTCAAAATCGATTATGACTTCCATGTTCTACGCCGAAAGAAAGACGAGCCAGCTATGAAAACGTTGGATCAGAAAGGGTTGATAAAATGAGCAAGGCAGCAGCCGCGACAACATACACCAAGGAGCAAATATTAGGCTCACAGCGCTTCTCTAATGTCCATAAGGACATATTGGGTGCGCTACTGGATGGAAGCCAGCAATACACCGTAGAACAAGCAGAGAAGCTTATCAAGGATTTTGAGAAGAAGGAGGCGCGATAATGCCAGGAGGAGCATGGACGACGCAGAACAAGGTTAGACCAGGCGTATATATCAATTTTGTAAGCGAAGGCAAACCGATAGGCTCGGTCGGAGAGCGCGGCATTGTAACCATGCCTCTGTCGCTCAGTTGGGGGCAAGAAAAGCAAGTAATTCAAATCAATGCTGGCGACAACGTCAGCGAACTACTTGGATATGATATTACGGCGCCGGAGTTGCTGTTGGTGCGCGAGGCGTTAAAACGCGCTAAAACGCTGCTCCTGTATCGGCTTAATGAGGGATCAAAGGCAAAGGTTACAGCAGGCACATTGACAGCTACGGCAAAGTACGGCGGATTACGGGGAAATGATATCAAGATTGTAATCCAAAAAAATATTGATGATGACACGGTATTTGATGTCATTACGGTATTTGCAGGACAGGCTGTAGAATTGCAGCTTGCCAAGAATGTAGAAGATCTGAAGCCGAATAGATGGGTAGACTTCAGCGGAACTGGTTCGCTTGAGGTGACGGCGGGGGCGCCACTAGTTGGCGGTACGGATGGCACGACCACAAACGAGGATCACACAAAGTATTTGACGGCCATCGAAGTACATGAATGGAATGCTATGGCATTGCCAAGCGCTGACAGTAGCTTAAAGGCCGTCTACGTTTCGTTTGTGAAGCGTCTACGGGATAAGGAAGGGGTAAAGGTGCAAGTTGCCCTAGAAAACTACCCTACGGCGGATTATGAAGGCGTGATAAGCGTTAAAAATGGTGTTGTCTTGTCAGACGGAAGAATGTTGACCGCTGCACAAGCAACGGCGTGGGTTGCAGCAGCTACGGCGGCAGCCAATGTTAACGAATCGCTCACATACACGGCCTATGACGATGCTGTGGATGTAGATAAACGATATACAAACTCGCAGATTGAGGCGGCGCTACTCAAGGGCGAGTTCATTTTTGTTGCTAATAATGGGCGTGCGGTGGCGGAACAGGATATTAATACCTTTACATCTATCACGCCAGAGAAAGGCAAACAGTTTTCTAAGAATCGTGTCATTCGAGTTCTGGACAGTATCGGTAACGACCTTAAACGTATCTTTGAGCAATCCTATATTGGGAAGGTCAACAACAACGAAGATGGCCGCTCTATTTTTAGGGCGCAATGTACAGATTACCTGAACACACTTCAAAATATAGCAGCAATACAAAACTTCGATCCACAGACAGATGTGATTGTTCTTCCGGGCAATGATGTGGACTCGGTGTATTGTGAACTTGCTGTCCAGCCGGTTGATGCTATCGAGAAGATCTATATGAAAGTGAAGGTGAAGTAATATGGGGTTCTTGCGTGCGAAAGATACGATTTCTGGACAAGAGGGCCGCGCGTATGCGACTATCAACGGTCGTATCGAGGAAATGTTCTACGTGAAGTCGCTGGAGGCGAAGGTTGAGAAGGAAAAACCGAGCTCAAAACACTCGGGCGCCGAGGTACGCAGCACAAGGCTACTGGTTGGAGTGGTAGCGGCAGCATGACTATCTATTACATGACGTCGATGTTTCGGCAGATGATGCTTGATTACATGAACCATGGCAAGGATACCTATTTCGATATCCAGATCATCAACGAAGATCCGACATCTAGCGTTGGAAAGCAAACGATTGTGTTGCAGGGCGTAAACCTAGACAGCATGGTTATTGCTTCACTGGACACGGATGCAGAAGCATTAGAAGAAGATATTGATTTCACTTTTGAAGGTGTAATAATGCAAGACCAATTTAAAACCCCGACATTGGGCTAGGAGGAATTATATTTATGAGTACTTTGAGTGCATTTTTCGCGCAAAACGCTTCGACTGAGGTTGTAGATGAATTGGTTGTATCGGACAGATTTAAGGACGAGAAGGGAGAGCCTATCCCTTGGAAACTACGCAGCATGACAGAAGAAGAAAACGAACAAGTCAGAAAGGCCTCTACGAAGAAGGTTAAAGGCAAAGGCGGAGTTTATACGCCTGAGACTGACTTCAACGAATACACTGCACGCCTGGTAACGACATGTGTAGTTTATCCAGATCTTAAGGATGCAGAACTACTAAAATCATATGGAGTCATGGGGGCCGAATCCTTGTTGAAGCGCATGCTTTTGCCTGGAGAGTACACAACGCTTTTGCAACGTGTGCAGGAGTTAAACGGCTTTAACAAATCCGAGCAAGACATGGTGGACGAAGTAAAAAACTAATTAAGGAGGGCGATCCAGAGGCGAATTACGCCTACTTCGCCCTTCATAAGTTACGAATACTTCCTCACGAGTTAATGGGCTTCAAGCCGTCTGAACGTGCAGCGGTCTATGCAATGATTGATATTCGGGTTGATGAGGAAAAGAGCGCGAGAAAGAAAAACAAGAAGTAAGACATAAACCCTTCTATGGAAGTTATAACCATGCTAGAATATGAGCATACGAACATTTATAGGAGGGATATATATGAAAAAAGGAATAATTGGTCTTGTTGCTGGTTTGTTCATAGGTTTGTCATTCTCTCTTGCTGGTCCTGCGTACTCAGCCGTTAAGCAGTACATCTTAACTGAGTTTACGCAGCCTGTAGTGGTGAATGGAGTTCAGTACAAGGATAAAGAGAATCCTATCTTGAGTTACAAGGGCATCACTTATATTCCACTTGCAAAAATCGGCGAGCTTACAGGCGTTGAATATAGATACAACAAAGATAAAAAGCAAGTGGAAATCGGTTCTCAATCAACTTCAAGTAGTATAAAGACATACGTTCCAGACAAAGGACGTGTAAGGGATAGTGATGCTATTTTGGCGGAAGAAGAAGCGATTAGAAAATTTACAGAAAGCAACAAAATCGAAGTAGAGAAACCGGAAGTACCAGAGGATTCTAGCTTCAAAGCAAAAGGGCCTATAGACTAAAATAAATAGTTTTCTCAATTAAGAGCGTCCCATTCGGGGCGCTTTTTTCATGCCCAAAAGGGGTGAGTGGATGGCAACAGTTGCATCAAGTCTAGCGTTGCATGACAACATGACTTCGGTGCTAAAGACAATTACGGGCGCAATGAACATGACCATGTCCACGATGCATGATATGCAATCGACAATGGGCAAGGCATTTGATACATCCAAAATGGACGCGGCAAGGAAAAGTATACGTGCTGCAGAAGTAGCCATACAGAGTATTCCAGCACCGATTGAACAAAGCACTAACAAGCAAAAACAATTTAATCAGCAACTGAAGAACGGAGCTAATTCGGCTGATGACCTTGCTAAAAAGGTTATGGGCTTTATTGCAGCATATGCTAGTTTCCGTACCACAATAGGAATGCTTAGTCATGGATTCGACTTATTTAAGAATTTTGAGCAAAGCATGGCAAATGTCCGGGCAATTACGGATGCGAATGAGCAAGAATTCATTGCACTCAGAAAAGAAGCCAAGCGTTTGGGTGAAACCACTGTCTTTAGTGCATCTGAGGCAGCGGATGGCATGAAATACCTAGGTATGGCCGGTTGGAATACAAATAGTATTCTTGCAGGCATGCCGGGGCTCCTTAACCTCGCTGCAGCAGCAGGAGAAGATCTTGCACGTACTGCTGACATTGTATCTGACACTATGACAGGCTTCCGCCTTTCCGCAGATAGAGCAAATCACGTTGCAGACGTTTTCGCATACACGGCCACTAAGAGCAATACTAACGTGGCAATGATGGGTGAAACGATGAAGTACGTTGCTCCAGTTGCTGAAAGCTTTGGGGCTTCGATAGAAAAACATCTGCGCTGATCGGCATTATGGCGAACGCTGGTATCAAAGCAAGCCAAGCAGGTACGTCATTACGTGCTGGCTTCTTGCGGATGGCCGACCCTAAAGCACGTGCAGAGATGTCCTTAGAACAACTAAATGTGTCCTTTACGGATGCAAAGGGCAACATGAAAGACATTAACGCTATTGTTAATGATCTATCAGTTGCATTTGGGCGGCTTACCGATGGCGACAAACTTGCTGCAGCACAACGTATTTTTGGTGTGGAAGCAGCTACGGGATGGCTGTCTATTATCAAAGAAGGCCCAGCAGCCTTAAATGAGTTCACAAAGGCTCTCGAAGGTTCTGAGGGGGCAGCAGCGAAGATGGCAAAAATTATGAACGATACCACTGCAGGGAAAATAAAGTTATTCCTTTCCGAGATAGAGTCCATATGGATTGACTTCTATGATGGCCTTGCTGCTGAAGGTGTGGGTGATGCATTTAGCGCTGTATTGGATGGGCTAGCGGTAAGTCTCAGATCTATATTACCTATCTTTAACGAGATAATCGTAGGGCTAGGAAATGTTGTCATGTTTATCCAGACTAATTGGACAATGATAGAGCCAATTATCTGGGGGATCGTTGCTGCATTCGGCGCGTGGTTAATCTCTACCAATTCGCAGGCGATAAGTACAGGGGTTCTCGCTGCTCGGATGGCTATTTTAACGGCAGCAATATTCACCCAAACTTTAATGACCCAAGGATTGGCCGCGGCATGGCGGACACTGAATGCTGCGCAAAGAGCGAATGTGTTTATTGTTCTCATTGGTGCAATTGTTGCATTGGTTGCATGGCTGATCCAACTTTGGAAAACGAATGATAAGTTTGCGGCTGCACTGATGCGTTCATGGAATGCTATTCTTGGATTTTTTGATCAAGTACCTATCTTCTTTGCACGAGTTGGTTTCGGTGTCGTAAATGCCTTCATGTGGATGAAAGCTAAGTCGCTTGAAATACTTGAGAATTTTATAAATGCAGTAATTGACGACATAAACGATCTTATCAAACTGTTGAATAACATACCAGGCGTATCAATATCCGCTGTAAATCACGTTCAGTTCTCTGCATCTGCACAAGCTGAAGCAGACGCAATGAAAAAGGCAGGCGAATCTGTTATCTCGCAGATGGAAGGGGAAGCAGCGAGAAAAGCAGCAGAACGGGAGCAAAATGTCCGTAACATGTTGCAAGAGCGTCAGGCCGAAAGAGATAAAGCAGCTAAAGAGCAGAAGGATCAAGCGGACAAGCTAAAGAATCAGAACCAACTTAATGGTGGCATCAGTGGTGGCAAAGGTGGCACAGAGCGTCTGAAAGGCATCGATGAAGTAGGGAAAGTAAAAAAGATCGAAGGGAAGGTTGACGTTGCTAGCGAGGATTTGAAAGTAATGCGTGAGCTTGCCGAAATGAAGAGCATTCAAAACTTTGTGACTCTTACACCATCTGTGAGTGTGGGTAAAGTCGACATCCGTAATGGGGCAGATGAAAAGTCATTCGTGGCACACATCACGAAAGAACTCCAGGAGCAGATGGTTACAGCAGCACAGGGGGTGTATGGTCAGTGAGCTACGGGATACAGTTGAGTTGGAACAATAAGCAGGAAGTTATAGAAATCCCCGTCATGCCTCCTTCCATTGGACTTACAGAAGGGGGCAATGGCAAGGGATACAATGTAGTGGGCTTGGGTGAGATAAATGTTATCAAAGATGCGAAGCTAACGGAATATCAGTTTAGTAGCATTTTTCCGGCCACACGATATCCTTTCGTGCATACAAAAACACTGCTTTCTCCAGGTCAATATGTGGAGTTTTTAAATCGATGGATACGGAAACGCCACCCTATCAGGTTGATAATCAAAAGTGATCTCTATGACATCAATACTCCGGCCAGTATAGAATCTTTTGAATGGAAAGAGAATGCAGGGACGCAGGATATCGAATACTCGTTAAAATTGAAAAAGTACATCTTTTACTCCGCCAAGCAAGTAAAAGTGATTAAGTCGGCTTCTGGTAAGAAGGCTACCAAGCCTACAACGCAGAAGAAAACGCGTCCTAATGAGAAAGTGACTCCAAAGACTTACAAAGTCCAAAAAGGGGACTATATGTATGCAATATCCAAAAAGACATTGGGGGATGGCAATAGGTGGCGTGAGATCAAAACTTTGAATAACATGTCCGACGCTGACATCAAAAACCTAAAGGTCGGGCGTGTGCTTAAAATCCCGACAACCGGGGTGAAAAGAAATGATAGAGGTCTTAATTGACAATAAGAACGGGAACATGTGGGACATATCCGAAATTGTTACCGGAATCCAATGGAAGACATCCCGATTTGGAGGAGCTGGAAGCCTCGATTTCACTTTAGTAAAGAATGCAATTTACCAGGCAAGAGCCTTCACATACCATAATGGCGATATTGTGAAGGTAAAGAAAGACGGTAAAAACGTTTTTTACGGGTATATCTTTAGCATCGATGGTGGCAAGGACGAGGATGTAAAAATAAAAGCATACGATCAATTGAGGTATCTGCAAGCAAATGATACCTACAAGTTTGTCGGTCAAACAGCAGGAGCAATAATAAAACGCATTGCAAGCGATTTTAAACTTAAGACTGGTACAATTGCCGATACAAAATATAAGATTACAATGCTAGAAGATAACAAGAAGCTTCTGGATATCATCTATAAAGCGCTCGATTTGACGATTATTAATACCGGCAGTAATTATGTTTTTTATGATGACTTTGGTAGCCTAACGCTAAAGAACGTCAAGGATATGTTGGTGGATTTCTACATTGGCGAAGGAAGCTTGTTGACCAACTACAGCATTAAAACGTCAATCGATTCTGACACATACAACCAGATTGTATTGTACAAGGACAATGAAGAAACGAAGAAACGCGAAAAGTTTGTTGCCAAGGACAGCGCAAATATAAAAAAATGGGGCGTGCTACAGCTTTATCAAAGTGTCGATCAAAACATGAATACTGCACAGATTAATAAGCTCTTGGACACGCTGGCAAAGATCAAGAATCGAGAGTCCAAGACGCTTAAAATAGAAGCACTTGGGGATTTACGAATAAGGGCTGGTAGTTATGTACGGATACTCATTTCTGAGTACGGCATAAACCAGCCTTTTCTTGTGGATTCCTGTACACATTCATTTGACGGAGCAGACCATACTATGACATTGGAGATGAAGGTCATATGAATCTACTCGAAGTTATTAAGAAGGCTGCAGCGGATGCCGTAGACGCTGGCAGTCCTATGAATGTCCTATATGGCACTGTTATAAGTTCGGCACCAATTAAAATTACCGTTGATCAGCGATTTTCCTTAACTAAGGAGTTCTTGATATTATGCGAAGCTGTACAGGAACTAAATGTGGAAATCTCCGGGGCTAAGCATGTAATAAGAAAGGGATTACAGGCTGGAGATACTGTTATATTGCTGCGAGTACAGGGCGGGCAACAGTATGTCGTATTGGATAGGGTGGTGGTTACATGATTCCAGAAGGAAACAGCGTAGATGAGGAACTAGAAGAGGTGGAGGAACCCACAAAAACATGGTTCCTAGACTTCGAGGCAGGGCGGGTGGTGGATATTACAGACGGTTTACAAGCTATCCAACAAGCCGTGTTTATGGCGCTATCGACTACAAGGTACGAGCAGTTGATTTTTTCTGAGGAGTACGGAAGCGAGCTGGTTTCGCTGATTGGATCAAATCCGGTATTCATCGAATCAGAAATACGACGTATGATCGAAGAAGCATTAATGCCTGATGACCGCATTTCAGGTGTCGAGGATCTAACCGTAGAGTACAAAGGGGACGAGTTACTTGCACGGTTTACCGTTGTGTCATCTTACGGCAATTTTGATGCCGAACAGGTGGTGAAATAGAAATGTATGAAAACCAAACATACGAAACCATTCTCGAACGCATGCTAGACCGCGTACCGGATGATGTAGACAAGCGAGAGGGTTCGGTCATTTATAATGCATGCGCGCCTGCAGCGTGGGAGCTTGCTGCAATGTATGCCGAATTAGGCATTAACATGGAGCTTTCCTTTGCAGACACGGCGAGCGGCGAGTATCTTTCCAGGAGAGCTGCTGAATTTGGGGTGAACAGAAAGCAGGCATCAAAGGCGAAGCGAAAAGGAACTTTCTTTGATGCCAATGGACAACCGCTTGACGTTCCCATTGGAAGCAGATATGCAATAGAAAATATCAGTTTTGTTTCTACCAGCAAAGTTGAAGCAGGTTCGTTCACACTTGAGTGTGAAGAAAGTGGATCAATCGGTAATAAAGTGTTTGGGGCACTGCTGCCGATTGATTATGTTGAAAAATTGGCCCGAGCTGAATTGAGTGACATACTTGTACCTGGTGATGACTTAGAATCCGATGACTCTTTACGACAACGTTATGTAGCTGCTGTAAATGAACCCGCCTTTGGTGGGAACGTCTCAGATTACAAACAGAAGTTAACATCTATTGATGGCGTTGGAGCCGTGAAAGTATTCCCAGTTTGGCAAGGGGGCGGAACCGTAAAATGCACCTTGTGTACATCTGAATGGATGGTACCACCTCCGTCAATGATTGACGATATACAGACGCTGGTTGACCCTGTGGTAAACAATGGGAAGGGGATTGGGCTTGCTCCTATCGGTCATAAGGTAACAATTGCAGCAGTAAAAGATGTGGCAATTGATATCGTAACAAAAGTTGTGCTGGACACCGGGATGACGGCTGGACAAGTAGAAGATTCCATAAAAGAAGCTATAGAAACCTATTTGTTAAACCTCCGCAGAAATTGGGCAAAGGTGACAAATATAGTCGTTCGAATTGCTCAAATCGAGGCAGCAATATTGAATGTTACCGGTGTGATTGATGTATCAGGTACAACACTGAACGGCCAAACAAATAACTTAATACTTGGAGACGAAGAAATCCCGATGCTTAAGGCGGTGAAGGTGGATGTCTGATGAGATCAGAAAACACTGGCCGTCTTTTTGTTGGGGATTATTGATTTTGTGAAGCTGGCTGAAGCACAAGAACCAGAGCTGGGAGACGCACGCGAGAAAATCGATAGGCTGCTTGATGATCAATTTGTAATGACATCGAGTGCCGAGGGGATCAAACGGCGTGAATCAATGCTAGGCATACAGGCCGACCCTGCCACCGAACCTATTGAGTTTAGGCGGCAGCGTATTTTGAACCGTTATCAGATGAAACCGCCCTTTTTCGATTCGCTTCCTCCAGCAGCAGCTTGACATGCTCGTTGGCCCTGGGATGACGATTGTCTCCCAAGACGTGGAAAAACATTTGCTTACGGTTACTGCCAATATTGACAAAGCCAGTGTATTCAAAGAGGTGCTGCATACGATCGAGACCATAAAACCAGCTAACCTTGTGTATCAGCAAAACACAGCTCTTGAGGGCGCTATAGAGTTCAAGGAGCATGTCAGTATAAAGAAAATGACCTGGAATTATAAGCTGGACGGGTCTTGGAAGTTGGGAGAAAACCCGTTTGTGACCTATGGAGTGGAGGTGCTAATTAAATGATAACTACAGGCTTGTTACATGATGTAGCGGAGTATGTGAATAGCCGGGTGGCAAAAGTGGTCATCAACAAAAACTACACCATTACGAAGTTTGAAGTTAAAGCCGTTACCAACAATGTACTGGCCCTTAACTATGTGGTTCCGGTCTCGGAAGTCTCTTTGATCACATTGGTCGAATTGAAAGACGCGGCGGATAATGTACTCTCATCTGATCCGGTAAACGTGCCGATCGCCGCAGATCATTTAATGTTGCAGACAATAGAAGTGAAAGAGAAATAAAAGGAGGGGCGATATGTCCTACAACGGAAAGACGGATTGGAAGTTAGACGATACGGTGCTTAATTCTGACCTAAACCGGATAGAAAAGGTATTAAAGATGCACACGATTCGATAGATAATATCTCTCAATCACTTACACCGGAATCAATCGGAGCGGCAACACAGGAGGATCTTAGTGCACACGTCCAGGACAAGAAGAGGCATGTAACAGAAGATGAACGTAATAACTGGAATAGCAAAGCCCCAGGAACACATAAACACGATGCCAACGATATTACCTCGGGCACTATGTCGGTTGATCGATTGCCAAGTGCGTCCACTTCCAACCCTGGTATTACACAGTTATCAACAGCAACAAACGGCACTCGGTCGAATGTAGCTGCAACAGAAAGTGCTGTTAAGGCGGCAATGGACAAAGCGAATGAGGCTTTTCAATCTGGCGTTGAGTGGAGGGGGAGAATCGCGGGTGCGATCAACGCCAAGGGGGTTCCAGCATCCGGGGTAGATGAATGGGGTACGCTTGAATGGAAAATTAGCCAGATTACAACGGGCGTGCCAATGGTAAGGATTACGACATCCGTATCTGAGTCGCAAAAAAATTTCCTTATTTCAGAAGGTGACACAACTACGTGGGGACTTTATTACATTATAGTCACCGGACTGAGTTTCCAAGCAAAAGGCATTGTCGTTTTTGGTGAAAATTTTTATTCATTGGCAGCATTTGATTTTTATACTAACCCAAGAATTTCGGTAAGCGGAGCGACGTATAATCATCAGGTAGTTTATCGTGATACGCTCCCCCCCAACAAGAGTGGTCTATACTGGCTACAGTAACGCCTAATAGTTTTATAGTACCTGTATCGCGTTATGATAGTGACAGCAATAGACCAGCAAACGTTATAGTTTATGGTTAGGGGTCAGAATGTGAAACACGGCCAAGAAATTGAAACGAGTAAATAAGGCGCTACCGCTTATAAACGGTTGGCGCTATTTTTATGCCCTCACAACTAAGTGGGGGCTATTTTATTACGAAGGGAACGAAAGGCATGCCAGATCCACAGATTGAAACATTGCAGCGATTAACACGGGTTGAAACAAAGATCGACGGCATAGAGGAAAAGTTGGACGACGCCATAAATGGCCGAGATGTGGCGATTAAAGCGTTAAGTTCTGCTGATTCAGCTCATCACCGTCTGAACAAAATCGAAGATAACCAAAAATGGTTGTGGCGTACCGTTACCGGGTCAGTTATTGGCATCGTAGTAGCGGCAATCGTCGCAGCAATTAAATTAACTTAGGAGGTACTTAATTATGCCTACGGAATGGAACATGATTTTTGAACTGATTAATCCTGCATTGATCGTTGTTGTTGCTGCATGTTGGGTGATTGGATTTGCTTTGAAACATACGCCGTTGGTACCAGACTGGACAATTATCTTTTTCGTAACAGCGATTGCAATTGTATTTACTACATCGATCCTTGGGCTTAGTGCTGAATCTGTAATTCAGGGTATTTTGTGTGGTGCTGTTGCTGTATTTGGGCATCAATCAGTGAAGCAAGCAAAGAAGGGCGGTGCTAAGAATGACTGAGGTTATTGTTGAATGGGATAGCGGTCATGGCGGTAGAGATCCTGGTTCAGCAGGGAATGGTGTCGTCGAAAAGAATATAGCTCTCAAAGTTGCAACAGAAGCAGCGAAGCGGATGGAGCGGGATTATGAAGGCGTTAAGTGTTTGCTGACTCGTTCCTCCGATGTTTACTTGTCTTTAGAGGAGCGAACGAACAAGGCAAATGCTGCAGGTGCTGATGTATTTGTTAGCGTCCATTGCAATGCTGGCGGTGGTAAAGGGGGCTTTGAATCGTTCACATACATCGGAACGCGTGACGCGACTACAGCAGCATTCCAAGATGCTCTCCATACTGAGATTATGAAGCATCTGAAACCGCTTGGAGTTATCGACAGGGGGCAGAAGAAAAAGGACTTGCACGTATGTAGGGAGACCCGAATGCCTGCCGTACTGACAGAAAACTTGTTTGTTGATGTCGCTAGTGATGCAGCTAAGTTGAAACGTCCAGAAGTGATCGAAGCCATCATTTCCGGCCATGTATCCGGTGTGGCGAAGTTCTTGAAGCTACAACCGAAAAAAGCGCAGCAGCCAGTTAGCAAGGAAACGAACATCATAGGTAAGGCATCGGCTACAGCGGAACAAGCAAAGGCATGGGCACGCAGCATGAAGGCACCTGCTGAGTTTGTGGAGTTAGCGGATTTGTACTGGCAGCTTGCACCACAATGCGGCGGCGTTGATCCAGCCATTGCTTACGTGCAGTTCGGGCATGAGACTGGATATTTGTACCGAGATGGTCGGAGTGCAGCAGGAATTGATGCCACTTACCACAACCCGTGCGGGCTAAAGATTACCCAAGGCGGAGGAGACTATCAGGCGAGTGCTCACAAGCGGTTCCGTGACTGGAAAGAAGGAGTAACAGCACACTTAGACCATCTCGCTCTTTACGCTGGAGCTGCGGGTTACCCGCGTTCCGATACTCCAGATCCTAGACACTTCCCATATCTGTATGGAACGGCGAAGACGTTGGAGCAGTTGGGCACGAAGTGGGCACCATCAAGTACGTATGGCACAGATCTGGTTGGCAAACTTTCGAAGCTTCGAGGCGCGGTAGCGTTGGACAAGCCTGCCACAGTGAAGCCTAGCGGAGAATCCGCAACGGTAGAGTTGAATGGAAAGGTAGTTGTAACCGGGGAATTTATGAACGGCCTTGTTACTGTCCCAGTTCGGCAGCTTGCCGAGGAGTTAGGGGCGACTGTTGGTTGGAACGGCTCACACGCCACTGTCAACGGAAAGGTGATAGTGGGCAGTAGGAAGGTTGGGGATACCGCTTACGCCCCAGTTAGGGAAATTGTTGAGGCAGCTGGTGGTAAAGTTACCGGTTGGGATGGAAAATTGCTGAAGGTAATTATTCAGAAGTAATTACGAATTCATGAGCCGCAGGAGGATGCTTGCGGCTCTTACACTTTTCAAGGGATGTGACATCTATGATCTACAACATGGAATGCATTGAAGGGGCTAAACAGTACATTGGGGACGAGACACTAGACCTCATCATCTGTGATCCGCCATATAATCTTGGATTCGGCGGGACTAACTTTACCAAGAATAAAAAACCGAGATTCGATATCATTGCCAACGACGCACTGTCTCCACGTGAATACCAACGGTTTACATTGGCTTGGCTACATGAAGCATACCGAACGCTGAAGACGGGCAGACATATATATATTTTCATTGACTGGCGTATGTATCCGTTAATGGCTTTATGGGTTCAAAGGGCGGGATTCGTTATCAAGAATTGCATCGTATGGGATAAAGAACGCATGGGGATGGGATGGCAATATAGATATCGCCATGAATTCATAATCATGGCCGTGAAGGGAAAGAAAAAGGTGCGCCGTATCTCGAAGCGCTCGGATACAGACGTATGGCGTATTCCTCGCATACCTGGAGCAAAGACTATTCATCCTACTGAAAAGCCAGTTGCACTTATGGAACGCATTATCCTGAATAGCAGCGAGGAAGGGGAACTAATAGGGGACTTCTTCCTTGGATCGGGACCGGTAGTAGAAGCGGGACATAAACATGGCCGATTCGTAACCGGGTTTGAGATTGATCCAACCCATTTCAAAAATGCTATGAAGAGAAACTAAAAATAAAAAAATTATAGCCGCGAGGAGCTATTGTTCCTCACGGCTTATTTTATCCCACAATTTATTTGTACTAGTCACTTGAAAGTGTCTAAGGAAAGTACCCACGTCAGGCATTCCTTCTTTTTTAAAGAGTTCACGCATTATCCTTACTGTGGGCTTACCATATTTTTTGTTGAAATCAACTAACATTTCCTTGAGTTCCTCTGTGTCATACTTAGAACCACGGCGTGACGTATCGAGACCGGCTCTTTTTCTTAAATTATTCAGTGTCCCGAATCGTAAAGCAAACACGTTTGGAGAATAAATATCCGATGAGCGTAGCAAATCGTTGTAGGTAGCAGGGTATCCGAGTTTGCCAGAAAAATCAACGTACATTTGGATTAATTCTTCATCGCTTTCTGTCACTATAGGCGTTCTAATTGTATTTGGTTCATAACCAGCGGAGATGATCGCGTCATTAAATGTGGGGAATATCTCCCTTATCTGACCGCTGTACCCCGCAGCTTTCCATTCATCGATTGTAGGAACGCCACCATGTGTGTCCACGTAATCGCGTATTTGACGTATGTACTCTTCTTTCGAAGTGCGATATAGATTAACTTCATCCTTCGTAAATCCTGCACGAATCAAGAAGTTGTTCCACCCCTTGAAACGAATGTTTAGGTACGAGCACGATGGTAAGTCTTCGCCTCTATTAGCTTCGTAATCATTCTTTTTTGTTGAGCCTATCTTATCAAACAACGGACGAACCATACTAATCAATTCATCGTCTGTGATGTCCCATCCTTTTTTAGTGTGAAATTCAGGCGTCAGACCGGCAGCGATGAGAGCCTTGTTCCACGAACCGAACCTACGAGAATAAATTTCGCGATCTCCCATTTCTAAAGCCCGGGGATTTCTTCCTAATGCTACTGCTTTTTTCCGTAGATCTTGAAGTAAATCTTCATTACTGACGCTTTTCCACTTCTTACTGTACTTTCGGGTCAAATTAATCCCTCCCGAACCGACTTTTTAGCCAAAGAGGACGCCCCTCGACAAAAGCGTCTGGCGTAATCATCTTCCCGCGATAATCAGGCTTAGACGCCGCTTTTGCAGACTTGTCAATGTTTTGGCGGGATGTACCGTAGTAATTCGCCAACCACGGTACATCTACATATTCGAGGGGCGTTGTTACTTTCCCGTAGATTCTTCGTATTCGCGCTCTATTTCAAGCATTTCCTCGTATGTAATTACGTCCGACAATCCAGCAAAAGCTGAAAAGTCTTCCCGAACTACCGCCTCTCCGCAATCTACCGATCCAGCATGCCCGTCCTCAAGCATTTCCTCGGATATTTGTCTCCATTCCGTATATTTCTCGATCAATGTTTTCATGATTAATTTCTCCTTTCGTCCTCATCCGGCATCTCCGGCTTGTTGGCTTGTCCGTATCTCGTGGTGTTGAGTTAAATATAACATCTATGGTTGTCGATGACAACCGAACATAGTACGAACAAGAGTTTAATTTTCCCAGATGCAAACGATAAAAGTGCCGTTGAGGAAAGAATCCCACGGCACTCATTTTTGTGTACATTAACCCTTTAGCTTTTCGAAGGCGCTTCTTGTGTTTTCAAGCCATATTGTCGCTTCTGCTTTATCCGGCTCAGTCGTTCTATCCGACTCCATAAACTTATGGATATTAGATTTATGTTTGGAAAGTGATCTTAGAATTTCTTCTTTCTCACCATCACTAAAGTATATTGCTTTGGATTGGATAGAAAGCAATAATGCCAGTTGATCGATTTGTAACGTTTTAATAAATTGAGCAAGTTCGATCCAAGTCAGGCGACTTGATTCAGGAGAACGAAAAGCACTCTTTAATTCAATCCGGTTAAGTTTTTCTTGGATAGAATCGCTCTCCGGGAAAGTCGCCTTTATTGTTTCTAAAAGTCCGTCTAACATATATAACGCTCCCTTCGTTTTTAAATATACGACGACGCAGATATTTTATCCTCTTTATGGATATCCGCGACCATCGCCCCGAAGGGCTAGGTTTCGGCCTGTATCCACCACATCATCAGGCGGAAATTTTATTTAAGCATATCGTCGTAAACAATATCTTTTAGGCAGTCAGGTTGCCAGTTCCCAGCTTCCGGCCATACCTCCAGTTGTTTTATTCTAGGGTTTCGTTTCTTAATCTTTGCTACGGCAGCGTCTGCAGCTTCTTGTGTTAAAAAACTGCCGAACTTCTTCAGTTTGCTTCTCACAACATACTTTGTTGTTATCATACCGAATCCCTCCACGTTCGCCCGCTGGCATATTTGAGAGGGGCAGAAGCCCCTCAGCAATTGAATTTAAGCATAAGCAACATCGCCAATGTAAAGAGGCTGACACACAGCGCCGTGAGTGAGATAACCAACGTCAGATCCTTTGCTTCATCTTTCTTCATATGCGTCCTCCTTGATCTCGAAGTACGACATGTTATACTATTCTTGACGACCGAACCACTACCCGCCCCCGTAGGGGCGAGTAGCTTGCTTGTCATTTTCCTTTTACAAGGACGATGACAAACGTTAGGAGAGCGACTATGAGTTGAGTAATCGCAGTGGCTAGCTGGATCAACTCTTTTGTCGAGGCTCGGTCGTCTTTTCGTTTGGTGGTTCTTGTTGTTCTGGTTCCTTTTGGGGAGCCGGATTTTTCTTATTATGTCGGTGTTTCTTTGACATTGTTGTTCACCTCCTTTCTATATTCATTATACGATATCGCATAACATATGTCAACGAATATTGCCTTAAAATATTCGATATCGTATAATAGGAATTGGAGGTGGACAGGGTGAATGTTACGCCAAGACTTACTGAAATATTGAATGAACGAGGAATTACCCAAACGAAACTATCCGAAATGAGCGGGGTTCCACAGGGATCGATTTCAAGATTTGATAAAAATAGCCGCCACGAAGACGCCCATTTATTTGCCATAGCTAGAGCTTTAGGGCTAAGCGTAGAGGATTTATTTCATGTTAGCGAAGAGTAACCTGTCATAGTGGCAGGTTATTTTTTATAAAAAAGCCGGGGAATAAATCCCACGGCTTATACAGCGAAGTCCACAAAAACAGGGCTCCTAAGTAACCCGGCTTTAGTCCAGTTTCGTGTCTTCACCTTCGCACGAAGCACTGGCTGAATATATACGTTATTTTTATCTTCATTAATAACTATTGAATCTTTGACCCCATAAAAAGCTTTCTTATGAATAGGGGTTACTCCTAGTTCAATTACTCCTACTGGCCTCATTCTTCCGTTACCTGAATCGACAGCAGCAAGCCAGCCAAATTCCTCTTTACGATATCCAGTCAACCAAATATCTACGTATGTCCAGTTGATTATTTTTAACCAGGCATCAGAGCGGCGACTGACATACGTACTATCCTTACGTTTGCACACGATGCCTTCCAAGCTACGCATGCAGATGTCAGCGAAGAGAGCTTCACCAGCAGTATCGATAAAAGGGCATATAGTAATATGCTTATTTTCAGGGAGTGAAGCTGAAGCGAGTATTTCTTTACGCTGCATCAAAGGAAGACCACGTAAGTTCTCGCCTTTATACATTAAGATATCAAAGACCACAAAAGTGACCGGCATTTTATCCAAAAACCGTTTAATACTATCAGACCGCCGTGCTTGGAACCGTGTCATAACGTCCTCGAAGTTTACGCTGCCCGATTGATCTATACATACAATCTCACCATCGAGGATCATGTCCTCTGTAAACGGCGCGCAGGTTAGCTCCGGGTATTGTCTGGTGCATTCATTGTTATGGCGAGTATATATGTGGGGCTGGCCGTCGATGCATGAGAGGATCGCGCGGTGCCCATCAAATTTTGGTTCAAAGATAAAACGATCGTCACTAAATGCTTTTTCGCTTGTTTCTAGCAGCATTGGAGATATAAACATTTGATCACCCCTGTTCCATTGTAACAATAGAAGGGAAATAGATGTTTAGTAAGTTTTTACTATTGTTAAACGAATATTAGTTCACATATAATAAGAACAAATGTTCTAATGGAGATGAATGAGATTGAGCAAGCTTAATGGAAACGGAATTTTTGAAGGTTCACGCTTTATACTACCTGAGCATCGGGAAGCGTATTTAGAGCAGCAGCACGAGCGCGCTCGTCGGCAGCGTCCAATGATAGATGAACAGGAATGGGAACAAATTGGAACCAGGCTGCAGCAAGCCATGCAAGATCGTGAGACGGTCACATTGGAGATGTACGACCCGTTTGAAGTGTGCCAATTAACGGGTGAGGTGATTGATATAGACATCCTAAATCGACGTGTACGGCTTCTGCTGGACGGCGAAAAGCAATGGGTGAAGATAGAGGACATATTGGAGGTGCGGTCATGAAGGATTGGCGGGAAGAAATGCAATGGACTCTGCCAACTCAAAAGCCAATTGAACCAGTGCAGCCCTATTTGTGCAACTGCAAAGCTGCAATGAAGGGTAAATGGATAGACGGAGTATATACATGTATTAAATGTAACAAGCCCGTCTATGACACTATGCGACCGGCACCAAAGAAGTAAGCCCCGGATTATTATTCCGAGGCTTTTTTATATTGGATGCCATAAGTATGAACAGATACATAATTAAACATATAAATAAAATGTTTGATATTCTAAACATTTTAGCTTAATATGGAAGTTACATAGGGTGGTGAATGGTTATGGGTTTCAGTTATAAACCACTGTGGCATTTGCTCGTACAGCGAGAAATGACTAGGACGGAATATAGACAGGCAATAGGAATATCAACTGCTACATTAGCGAAGATGGGGCGGGGGGAGTACGTCTCAATGGACGTACTGGATAAAACATGTGCATTCTTTAGAGTCCCATTAAGTGATGTTGTAGAGCATGTAGAAGACGAGTGAAGGAGACTGATATGATGGATGGTCAAAATGGAAAGCTTCAATCCGAAAGCTATGCCGAGAAATATGCACGCCAAAGATCTGAATACATTAATTCTTGTTTGAAAGGTACTATTTATGCTGTTCACAATAAAAAAGGGCACAAGAATGATAATGTGTGGACATTAAGCCCTCAGCAAGAAGAAGAAGGATGGGAAACGGACGGCGGAGAGCCTGGTTATGGCCTGTATCCAGAAGTTGCTGCATTTTATACAGCCTGTATTAATGGGTACCCAAAGGCTATAGAGCAGATACAACAGATTCGGGAAATGGTGCGTACAGAGGCCCCAGAACTTCTGTCTAGGTTAGACTCGATTTTGAATGATATAAATGAATAACTTTCAAAAATCATATTTCGGAGGTTGATTTGAATGGGACAAAAGAATGCAATTATTTATTGCCGTACAGCAACTACTGAACAAGATATTGATGCTCAATTGGGACGTTGCAAAAAATATGCCGATGAACATGGGTACAAGGTTGGAAATGTTTTTATGGATCACGGACTCAGTGCTAATTCTGAGCGACCGGAACTTGAGAATGTAAGAAAATTCATGGATGAAAATCCAAATGGGACGCTGATTGTTGCCTCGTATGATAGATTGTACCGGGACTCGATGAAAATGTATGAGTTCTGTCAATACATCAAAGAAGTAAATTATAACGTGGTATCGGCAAACGCCAATGATAGGAGCTTGAAGGAATTAGAATTTATCTGCGGCATTGATAAAATAAGAAAAGAACAGGAAGCCTCGGAATAATCCGGGGCTTTCCTTATGCACAATTACTGCATGTTGTGTAATAATGTATTTATTAAGATTATGAGGTGATTATAGTGATGGCAGTGGATTCGATTGCTCAAAAGATGAGAGAACATAAGGACAATCCGGTATCATTAATGGCATATACTCTAGGGTTAATAAATGGGATTGTCATAGAATCAGGAGAAGGGGAGGAAGCGAAAACGCTTGAAACGATAAAAAAAGTATATGATGCATACCATATTGTAACTGCTGAGACTTCGCCTGATAAAATATTGAATTGATTACATAATAAAGCCTCGGAATAAGTTGACAGCTTGATGTTTTTTAGTGTTTGATGTACAGTTATTTTCTACCTATAATTGGATCAACGAGGTGAGGAATAAGTGAGCGTGTGGTATATTTCAGTAGGCGCAATAGAAGCGTTTGCGCTATTAACAGCGACTTTAAGACTTTTCCGATTTAGGGCGAATTATTATCGAATAAACATCGTTGTAATGTCTATTGTACTAGCGTTATCATCTTACTTAATAAGGATTGTTTTTGAAGAGCCTTGGTTTGATATACCACTAACGATGTGCGCAATAATAGTGTTTATGAATTATATTATTAAAGTAAAGTTACAATATGCTGTTATTATAACTTTATCAGGTTATGTTTTTTATACCGCTGTTCAATCAGTAATTTTTTTAGTATTAAATATTGCAATTAATTTCGAGAGTAGTATGTTGTTGGAATCTTCCGGAGTGTATCTTTATTTACTTCAGACAGCAACCGCTGGAGTGATGATACTCATTTCACGCTATCTGTATAAAATCGGGCTTGGTTTTTCTTTTATCATTCATCCTCCACATAGTTATTATTCGAAATTTAGTAAGAAGGAAAACACTATATTTTATGCAGCACTTGTGAGTTTCCTAGTCCTAACAGCAACAATCGCATTTTCCTTATCAGGATATGCGTGGCTAACCTGTATAATCGTTTTACTAAACTTTTCGCTTCTATACTATTTACTCCACCGTAGGAGTGAACAAGATTGATAGAAAACGTTTCTAAAGGACTCGCCACATTTTTAAAACGCAATGGTAGTCACGTAAGCCATGAAGTGCTTACGTATGCATTTGCCAACATACTGAATATTTTTTTTGTAACGACTTCATCTATCACTATAGGTTTTATTTCTGGAAGACCCATCGATACCATTGTTTCTTTACTCGCTTTTGGTGTAATCAGGCATTTTTCAGGTGGATTGCACGCGAAGACGATGGATCAATGTTTCGTCGCATCAACCATGGTAATCGTTGTTCCACCACACATCATGTTATCAACGAACGTAGTACTAGGTATATCGATACTCGGACTAATAAGCTATATACTGTTCGCACCGAATGTCACCGAATACTTGAGCAGCACGAAGGATCACAAACTTCGAAATAAGTTTATTTCTATTTTGCTGGTCGGCGCAAACCTATATATACAATCATCAACACTTGCGCTTGTTTACCTGGCACAAGCTTTGTTGATTATTCCATATTCATATTCTAGGAAAGGAGGTTAATATAATGAAAAAACAATTGGTTAAGGCAGCATCTAATGTTCTTTCCGTTGCAGCAAATAGCTTTTCAAAGAAGGCAAAGGTATTTCTAGGTTCTCTTCCCGTGCCTACAGAGTTGCGCAAGAAATGATGATAAGGTGTTGATATGGAACTACTAGGGATTAAAGTCGAGAATGGGAAACCAATAGGCGATTTCGATACATTTACTATTGATGACCTTTACTTTGCTGAGACATTTCAACCGAAACCCAATTATGTTTTGCCGCTTTTTCACACGCGAAAGGGTACATTCACGATACTAAGAACTTTAGGCGAACATTATGAAGCGTTCTCAAAATATGAATGTATCAAACTTTTAGACTCAAGTAACTTTGCGAATATTAACAACATTGAATATGCGAGACCCGATGGCAGGGGGGCGGTTGCGTATTTTAAAGACTACCCTATTCCAGCATACATCTCTCGTGATAAGAAAAAACACATTCGACATTTAATGACAAAGAGCCTTTAGTGAAAAAGGCTCTTTTTTCATTTCTAATACCATGAAAATAATTGTAAGTCAAGGCCAGATCAACTAAGTTAATCTGGCCTTTTTGTTCGACTTAATCCGACAAAAAATATCCAACAAGAATGCTAGAGTAATAAACAACGATTCTAATACATTAAACATAAGGGAGATGACTCAGATGGTATTAGATACACAACAGGTTAATCAAGCAAATGACTTTCAATTAATGTTTAGGATCTTTTGTGATGAGGTAAGGTATAGAGATCCGTTGGTCGCTGAAGGGTTGATCGAGATTGAAAGTATCATGAATACATACATGAAAATTGGTTCCTCGCAACTTACGTTTAAAGATGTACGAGAAAACTGTGCGTTAACAACGGATGAGGTTTCTGAAAAAACTGGAATCAACAAAGCTGTAATCGAAAATATTGAACAGGATTGTAGTGAAATTTATATGGATGTGATCCTTAAGCTTTGTAATTGTTATTGTATTTCACCTGATCATATCCGGTTACGAAATTCAACGCTTTGAAATAGAAAAAGCCCTATTTAACGGGCTTTTTCTTAAGTTATTATGTTTTCATATATATTATACTTCTTCTTACCAAAACTCCAGTGACTAAACCGGGTAGGCATGCCGTAAGCCCCAAATGTATAAACGATTTCGGCCGGGCAAATTTCATAGCGCATCGGATAGAAATCGAGTCCGAAGCCCTCGGCGATTTCGGTAATTTCGTCGATGGCATACTCTAATTCCTGCATGTTATTTGCACTCAT